ACCATTGGCATCAGCGATCGGTATTCTGCCAGCCTGAGGAGTAAGTGATGCTGTACCACCTGTGACTACTGCCACGGCATTGTTGGCGGCTTGTTGGGCTACTGATGCGGAAGTACCTGCCTGTAGTGCGGAGTAGTCTGACTGAAGTCGTGATGCCTCTGATGCTGCTGCGCTTGCTGCTGCGTTTTGTTCGGAGATGAGTGCGTTGTCTTCACTTGCTGATGCTGCCTGCTCTGATGCCAGGGCATTGATCGCACTGGTTGCTGCGGCTTGCTGAGATGCGAGTGCTGCCTGCTGTGATGCAAGAGCTGCATTCTTGGAAGTCAGTGCTTCACTTGCGGATTGGCTTGCATTGTTGGCCGAGGTAAGTGCCTCACTAGCCTTCGTTGTGGCTATTGTTGCCTGTGTACTTGCCGTGCTTGCTGATTGATTAGCCTCATTGGCTTTTGTTGTAGCAATTCCTGCCTGCGTGATTGCATCTTGCTTGCTATTTCCTGCCGCTTGTTCTGAGCCAAGTGCGTTGGATGCAGACTGACTTGCTTCGTTTGCCTTGGTAGTGGCAATGGTAGCCTTGTCGGTAGCAATTCCTGCCTGCGTGCTGGCAGTTTGCGCTGATACTGCTGCTGCATTTTTGCTGGATAAGGCATCGGAAGCGGATTGGCTGGCTTCATTCGCCTTCGTTGTGGCTAGGTCTGCCTTTTGAGTCGCTAAAGTTGCCTTGTCGGTAGCTATTACTGCCTGTGCGGTAGCTGTATTGGCAGATTGGAGCGCATTGGATTCCGAAGTTGAAGCTTGGTTTTTTGAATCAAGTGCTTGGCTTGCTGATTGGCTGGCTTCATTTGCCTTAGTCGTAGCAATTCCTGCCTGTGTACTTGCCGTGCTTGCTGATTGATTAGCCTCATTGGCTTTTGTTGTAGCAATTCCTGCCTGCGTGCTGGCAGTTTGCGCTGATACTGCTGCTGCATTTTTGCTGGATAAGGCATCGGAAGCGGATGCTGCCGCTTGGCTTGCGGATACTGCTGCTCCATCCTCTGCGTTCTCAGCTCCGGTTTTAGCTGTTTCTGCCCGTGCTGCTGCGGATACTGCCGTGGATGCGGCATCCTGCTCTATTGAAAGGGCAACAATAATTTCATTATTTTCAATGCTTAAATTCCAGCTCATGACGGTACTTTTGTTACAGTGTCGTAAATAGATATGTTAAAAGGAATCGGTGTAAGCACGATATCTCCAATTTTTAATTTGATGTCAGCAAACATATTTCGTACTCTCAACTCTGCCGTCTGCTCGTATGAAATTGAAATTATAAGGCTAATTCCATTAATTGTTAATCCGTTTCCAATTGTAAGCTGTAAATCTGCCGGATAGTTAATGTCTTTTTTCAGCTTCAAATCCATTACGATTTCATCATACATAGCCCATCCATTTGCCTTGTTAATTACAGTTTCCGCAGTTACTCCTCTGAGAATTGACCAAGAAACGGTATTTGCGTTTATACTAATGGCGTTCATTTATTTATCGTTTTAAATACAAAAGGCCACTCCTCCTTGCTTGGAAAAGTGGCCTTCATCAGGCTTTTTATGTGTTATCTGTCACTAATTTATAATGCTAAGATATTAGATTAGAGAGGATTTGCAATACGTTAACCCTAAATGATTTGCCTTTAAATTGCACCAACTTTTAAAAGGTATTTTTCTACGGCTTGAACCAGTTTTTTTGAGTTAATCAAGTGGCTTCCGTGAAACTGAAACATGCACAATCCTGTGGTATTGATCTGCTGGGGCGTGCCGTTGGGCGTGCCTAGGTTGCTGACGTTTCTAGCAAGAGAATAAAAGTTAACATCAAAGTTTAGCCTCACTGTGTTTGGTGTGCCACCTGTCATGTCGATTTCGCCTTGGTAAAGCAATGTTCTTCCTGCAATAGTTCCGTTGTTGTTGTAGGATCCTCCACGCACTATTTCACGCATCCCTGCACCTGCGGTGTTGAAAAACTGGGCAGGGTTGGCACCCCAAGAATCATAGATTCGATTGGCAAGATCTCTGGCCAAGGTCATTTCTGCTGCACCTCCTCCACCTGCGGTAGTAGCATAGCCCAAGATTCGGTTGTTGTAATCGGAGGTGATGTATCCTCCAAATTTTGAATTTGGGCTGAAATAATCCTGCTGCTGCGAATAGTTGTTGTTGATATAATGGTTGCCACTAGTGGTACTTCCCCCTACTCCACGGAATGAAGTAAATCTAATTGTTCCGATTTCAGTGCCGTCATGTGTATTATTAGTCCAATCAAGTAGAGCCGCTTGCTTTGTGTGCGCAGCTCTAATGTAGACCGTAACAAACCTTTGGTGCAAGGAATATGTCTGAAGGCACAATCCTTGCGAAAGCTTAATGTCTTTTATCAGGGTGTCGTAATCTTGAATTTGAGACTCAGTTGGAGCAACAGACATTCTCAATACAGTATCTACTGTTTCTGGCTCGTACTTCATTCCGCACGTTCTGCATTCACTATTGAAAAATCCATTAAACATTGAATCCGCAAGATTTTACCCCTAAGTATTCCTGACCTGTCCACATAATGGTGATGACGGTGATTTCATTTGCAGCGGCACCTATAATAGGAGCTACACCTCCCTGCCACAGGACCGTTGGCCCAGTGGCATTCCAAGTCACTGTCTTTCCTCCCGTGCCATCCTGCCTAAAAATGAACGTATAGGTGCAGGCGATGTTTGCCGGAAAGGAAGTGGAGAAATTGATTGTTAGATTGGACTGAAGCAGATAACGTCTGGTGTTATTCCCACCGGACATATTGATGGTCAAGGTAGAAAGCGTGGAAACTGTGGTATTTCCAGCTACTTGGTAAAACATAAAATTAGCTCTCAATCCTCCATCAACTTCAAATACTGCCGTCTCATCGGAGAAGGTTGAATTTCCAACCAATACTCTTCCTGCCCGATGGATACCTTCTGGTGTTTCTGTCCATTTACTGCCTGTGCCGCCACTTTGCAATACTGTGCTGTCCCAAAAATCAATAGCTGTCGGAGTAGTCTGATATGGCCCTAAATTCACAAAATCTTGTATTCTTACTTCGCTGTTCTGGAATAAAATCCTGAATTGGATTCTGCCCCAATAGTGGTTTGATTTGTGGTAGATGGCAGCCCTGTTTCCTGCAATCTGAACGAGCCTAAATTCCCCGTCAACGCTTCCCGGATAGGTAATAAATTTGATGGTGCCTGAATCAATGTTTTTGGCGGAGTCGCAAGTCCAGCTTACCTTGAGATTTCCCATACCTGTACCGTCTTCATTGACTTGATTGGTAGGCTCATGGTACGCTATATCCATGCTGTAATTATTGGAAACACTTAGGTCTCCTTCCCAAATTTTGGCATATTTTCCTGTTGTGTTGGCTGAAACAAGAGTGGAATAAAGATCGTTTGAAAAAGATCCCGTGTTTCCCACTGGGGTTGATGTTCCTTCTTCGTCCCAAATAATCTCTCCTGCCGTGACAGTGTTTGTGGTAGGTGTGGGACGTGTTGCATTAACTGCCTGTGTGCCTGTTTTTACTGCTGCTGTACCATTGTCAAAAAGCTCTACCAAATCCCATCTTAAATTGCCAGCACTTGTTGCTCCTGAAAAAGTCAACGGGCTGTTAGTAAGTATTCTAAGTAATCCTGTTGTTGAATACCAAGAAGCATTGATTCTTCCTGATGTTGGTGAATCAATCAGGATTTGTGCTGAAATTAGTCTCCAGCTAGAATTTTGATTTTTGAGCAGATATCTTGCATCATTGTAGGCTCTGTTGCCTACCTGATTGTTGCCCAGCTCATTTTCCAAGGGCACATCTTCTAAACGAATGCGCTCGCCTAAACCCAAGTGAATTGAATCCTGTGGTTCTCCGGTGACATTATGGCCTTCTCTTCCGTGCCTGTTTCGTTTGTTCTGCATGGTCATTAGGTCAAAAGGATACGGTAAGGAATAGCTGGTTTCACTAGAATAGTGATATCAAATGTGGTTGGATGAACCCGTACTGGTGCTTCAAAGGTGTAGCCTTCTTGGTCACGAAGCGTAACGTCAGGCTCCCTGGTAAATCCGTGTACGCTGGCTGGAAGTGTGAACAGTTCTTGGCTGACGTATCCCGGATGAACATAGAAGTATTTTCCAGTCGTTTCCGAGGGGTCAAAAATTGAAATACTTGTTTCTCCGTTGGCAAAAAGGTACTGTGCAGATGCGTTTATTCTTCGCCTTGTTTCAGCATACCTATATTCAATAAAAGCATCCAGCCCTTGTATTTCCCCGTTTTTGTGACGGTTGTTTCCGCTTAACAATAGTCGGTAAGCATACATACTTCCGTACTGATTGTATATCCTGTGGTCAAGCAATCCTTCGGATTTAATACTTTGATCGTACAGCGAGTACACTACGTTTGGCGCATCTCGATATCCAAATAGGCGAACACGGAGAGGATAATAGTCCGAGGCGTTTTCACGAATAGGTTGAAACAGTTTTAGTCTTAAATAGCTAGGATATAATCGTTTGTAAACATAAGGCTGTTTAAGCTGAATTACCCTTGTGACCAATTCCCATTGAACAGGGCTCAATTCATCTTTGTCCGAAAAATCTTTCATCACATTGTCAACCGTCAATCCATGAAGTTCCGGATAGTCGTAAAAGAAAAATTTAAACCGTTCAGTGGCTTTATACCATACCTTGTATTTGAGGTTATAGCAAAGCGAGTAGGTATAAAATGGATTGGAAAAGATCACTTCTTCGTAGTCCTTCGCCCGATGGTAGCCGATTCGAACTTGCTTGAGGTAATCCTCATAATCAGGATCGTTGGCGATTTCCTCGTCTATGCGTGTAGATTCTAGTCCTGCCAAGGCATAGATGTACTTGTTGTCGGTGGCAATAATCAGGTTTTGAGCATTGGTGATGGCATACGGGTTGTTGATGCCGTTGAAGTTGCTCACCGGGGATATTCTTCCAAATGCTATTTCGGGATCTCCTGTCTGCTCCAATGCCCACACGGACTTATCGGTGAAGGCATACACGGGATATTGGCCTGCCTGACCTTCTGAGGTCGGGTTCAGGTTAATTCCAAATCCTAGCACGGTGTCGTTTTCCCTATTCCCTACCCGATAAGTAGTGATTTCAAACAAAAACGGGGTTCCGCTTTGGCTGGATTGGATTCGGTTGGGAATGTATTGCTGGATTTGATTCAGTGCCAAATCTGGCTGAGTGACTAAAACCGTTGAATCCCCTATGGTATAGGTTGCTTCTAGGTTGCTCAGGTACACATAGGCGTAGTTGCTCTCAGGATGCGCTATTAGATTTTTGCTGAGTGCCAATTCAAATGTGGCTCCGTTTTGCACTACTAATTCGTACTTGATCGCCCGTCTGTCGGGATACCAAATCAATTCAGGCAGTGTGACGGTTGTTTCAATGGCGGCAATGTCTCCGGTCAGGATTCTCTTGTAGGTCCCTGCTTCGGTCTTGATGGTGACAATGTGGTAGATTTTTGGTCCTGTTACCGTATTGTCTGCCAATAGGCTAACATTGGAAAAATTGAAAAACGGTGCTGAATTTCCTGCCGGAGAAATACGGAAGAAAATAGTCTCGTTTGCAGGGCTACCAACTGGACCAATGGTTACTCTAAGATCTATCCATGGGGATGATGCTGGAAACATTCCACCTGTACCGAAATTGGTTTCTGCGGTGTCTATTCCAAACACCAACTTGCCTGCAACAATAGCTGCCGAAAAGGTTGCATTTGGCAATGATGATCCTCCTCCAGGAGGGTTATTGCTCCCTGTGGCTGGGCTGGTTGCCTGAATGGTTACTGTTTTGAATTCACGTCCTGCCTTTGGGCTAAAGCTTCCATCGTATTCCCGTGAATTGATCTCGTAGGCATAATTAGGATCATCTGGACTTCCTACCACATTTCCATCTGCATCGTAAAAAACATCTGTGAACGTAGCCAATCCGCTATCATAGGTCAGGTAGTCGGTGTACACTCCTCCCGGCACGGTGCCTTGGATGGCATTGGTCGGGATTTTTGGCAAGGCAAAGTCCACGGAGCTTCCTCCAAGCAATAGACGTTTGTTGAATGTGTCAATCGCTCTGGCTGAATACTTGTGATGGGTGAAGTTGTCGATGTTCAGATTCCTTCCGGTCGGCCATGCATCTGACTTCTTTTCGATTAATAGGATGTTTGGATCGGTTGCTGTCGGCCACTCTGCGGTGGGTAGCTTGTCGATCCATGACCATCTGCCTACTTCAAAGAATGCCCCATCGTCTAAAGCATCCTGTTCATCGTTTCTCGGGATGGTGCAAAACACGGAAATTCCTGATATCAGGCTTCTCCAAAATGGCTGATCGATCAATAAGGTTTCTGCTGCCGAATATCCATCCAGTACGAATCGTGGTTGTACGGATTCGTTGGTGGCTCCTGCATCCACTTTGACCAAAATAGGTGCGTTGTGCTTTACAAAGGTGCCTTCATACAGTCGGAATGCCCATGTAGCCATAAACCACTGGTCGGTTCCTTCCTTCATTACTCCTTTGGTGTTCCCTGCTGCCACTTCGGGAGCTGGGATAACTTCACTGACGGTCGAAAATGTGATTTTGGCGATGTCAGGCCATCCTTGCGGAATGAATGCATCGTCAATCAGGTAGTATAGTAAATAAGGTTTTTTGTCTCTTGAGATGGAAATGATAGTCACTTCATCCAAACGGGTACAAGACCAAGTATAGGTGCCTGTCTGAGGCAATGCCTGTGTTTTCACCACTGTCCAGGTCGTTGGCTCAATGATGTCAATGCACTTTCGGGAGTTGTTTTGACACAATACCAAAAGTCTTTTCAGGCTTCCGGTGGGGCTTTCTGCATATTCCCCAATGTAGTTTCTTACCTGCCAAAAAGCATCGGTGATGGAGGAGATCCCAAACGGGTAGGTAAAATTGACGTTAGATGCGTTTTTTAAAGAGTTGATCTTTTCAAACGGTGCCCAATACGGCTGTTCGAGTGATCCTTTAGGCTTGAGGTTGATAATGGAATCGCAAAGTCCGTCCACACTCTGGTCGTCCAGAAGTTGATTGTTCATCCCTCGGATTGGAATAGTGACTTGCGTTCCTCTCATGCTGCATTAAAATAATCGGTAAGGTTTCTTGGTGCGGATGGCCTTTTGGTTGGAAAGGCTGTTGTTTCTGAGCTTCATGACCCAATCTTCAAAGGATCGGTATTTCATTGCCATGGAGTCAGTCAGTCGGTTGAGCTCGTACCATTTGAAAAGCACGTACTCAATGATGGCAGCTCTTATATAGGTTTGAATTACAGTGTATTTCAAAGGGCTTAAATCAAACATTTGCTCGACATTAAACTCTATTTCATCCATTTCATCTTTGCTTAGATATTCTCCGGTTTGTTTTTGGTTAACCGTCAAATCAAGAATATCTTTTGCATCGTTTGGATTGGTTTGCCCTGAACTATATGGATTTGAAATAGCCTCTAATCCCGTTTGGTTAGCGTTTGATATGTAATTGCATGAATCTGCAATAAGACTTGAAGCTTCCATTGCCCAAGGATGAATCAACCGATAATCGTCCGCACAAATGATGATGCGCTGATTATCCTCGTTGTTGTTGATCATTCTGCTATGGTAGGCAGTCTGTTCCTCGCAGGAATTATAAATTTCCTGAAGGTCAACCCTGACGTTATTTGAGGTGTCCAATGCCATCTACTTACTCCCCGATAAGTCCGTACTTGTTGCTGAAGTATCGCTGAACTTGCTGGAAGGCAATAGCTGCTCTTTCGGCCTGCTTCATAATAAGAAGTGTACGTCCAGCGCATTCCCATACCATTGCATCCACCAAATCCTCTGGCATGGAAGTAGGATCTACTTTTGGCACGTAGTGTAAGGCAGAAAGTGTTGGTACGGTCTTGCTGGTAAAGCATTCAATGGCAAGTCCAAGGTTTGGATAGGTTGGATTGATCTCTGCTGAGATGTAATCAGAAAAAGACACCAAAGCTGCTTTAGGCTTTAGCTCTGTTCCTCTGGTCCACTTGATTGATTTTTGCTCTCTGTACTTTGGATCTTCCTCCGGGATCAATTCGGATACAGGAAGTGCCCAAGTAGATAGCTTAATGTTAATGAATCTCAAAAAGTCGGTAGGGCATGGCACCAAGTAGGCGTTTGCCGTATTGCTTGCCACAAGTCGGATGCTTGGGTTAGAAGCCGATCCAACGGTAGTGCCTCCAGTGTATGTTTTGGTGAATCCACCTGCTCCATTATCAAGAATAATCACTTTCATGACTAGCACCTTGCCTGCTGGTGTGCTTGGAAAATCAAGTAGATCAGGGTTTGCGTTTGGATTTCCTGCGATGTATTCCAGTTCGTCCAAGTCGTTACCCACAATGATATCACGTCTGTTTTGACCTGCTGCCGGATTGGAAGCCACGGTCACTGGCATTGGGTTTGCTCCGTATGGGTTGCCGTTAATGTTGTAATTGACATTATTAATGCTGACCAAATTGTTGTTGGTCACATTGGTACCACCTACGGTAATCAATCCTGTAAATGCGGCAGGTGATTGTGGGAAATGTGTGGTTGCCTTTTTAATTACCTGCTTTACCTGAGTGACGGGAGCTTGTCTTAAAATGTGGTATCCGCTTTCTTTCAGCTCCTTTTCGATGTATGGAATAGGAGCTTCAATTAATGCACCGGAAGGCACATTTTCACCTGGAGGCAGAATTTCATCTATCTTGGCGGCTACGAGCTGCACCAATTCACTTTCGGTATAAGCCATTGTGGATTAAATTAAAGGTTGGGGAAAGAAAGATTTTTGCTTGCTGAAAAGGCAAAGACTTTATCTCGGGTGTTTACGTCACGTACTTTCAGCTCAGGAAACATATCTCTGAGAATGCTTGATGCTTCGTTGACGGTGGTTACGTCCTCGAATATTTGTGTTTCGCCTGCTTCTGGTTTATCTTCTTCCAATGCCGGAGCTTCTGCCACTACGGGTTCGGCTACGGGAGCTGGTTCAACTGCCTTGACGGCTGGCACAACTTTTTCTACTACTTGCTCCTCTTGTGCTACTTCCTCAAATGAAGATCCTCCATTGGCAAGGTTGCCGGGATATGCTCTCAAATACGCAAGCTTGTCTTCATCGCTTGTGTGGTAAAAAGCAGGGATAAATCCTTTGGCAGAATTCAGTCCTGAGTTGAAGTTGATGCTTTCATCACGGATGATGTTGCCTTCATCGTCTTTGACAACGAATGGAACAGAAAGGCTTTTGATATTGAATAAGGCTTGAAACTTTGGCATGGTCGTGTGTAGAAATAAGAGTTTGAAAAAAGGCAGGTCAGTGATAACCTGCCTTTAGTTAGGATCAACCTACTTTCTTGATTCTTGCGTGAGTGTCCAAGTATCTTGTCTCCAAGCAGAAGATTTCTTCAATCAGCGTAGCGTTTACGTTGCTGATACCTGCTTCTCTCAACTTGAGTGGTCTTTGGCTCAATGGCGCAAATACACGTCTTTTGATGTTGGTCATGTCCACTACCATACCATCGTCTTTGTGGCCTTGGTTGTCGAATAGCTTGTGATGCTTGAGGTATAGCAAACCAAAGGAGGTTTCTACCTTCATGATCTTCATACCCGGTACCAATTCTACTCTTTCTGCATCCAACTGCTTCTCTACTGCTGGAATCTTGAGGATGGTCGCCAATAGGTCTTTACCTGCAAACAATACTCTGTCCTCTGCACCGGAATTGTCGGCAAAGATGGTCTTAGTCCAATCGATCCAAGTGCTGTTGGTGATACCTCCTGCGGTTGTCCAATCCAACTGCTTCTCCAACTGGTGGAAAATACCTTCAGCGTAGTACACATATTCTTTCTCGTCCTCTGACCATACTTTAGCCTTCTGACCGAAGATGGAAGCTTTCTCCATTTCAGTTCTCATGTCGTACATTCTGATAAAGTTTTGGTCCTGTACGTTGAAGCCTGTTTTGGTGTCGATTTGCGAACGGATGTACCCTTCTTCTACTTGGCCCATGTGTCTCTGGCAGTAGTTGAATCTGTTGCCAGGAATCAAAGTCTTATTCTCTGCCTTGGCTCTCAATTCACCGTAGGCTGTTGCAGCTCGGTAGATTACAGCATTGTTTGCAATAGATGGAACTACGTTGTTTACTGTATTAATAGCGGTCACTCTAAGCGTGTTGTTGCTGTTGATGCTATCCACTCTCAATGCCAATGGCTTACCCGCTACAAGTTGGCTTGGGATATAGATGGTTTCACCTTTTACCCAAAGGGAAGGATTTCCTACGGTAAGGTTTACAAACTTGTCAGACAAAGCAGATCCACCAGTAGCCGTAAATGCGGCAGAGACTTGATCTTCGTGTCCTCTGAATTCTACTTCTTCAAAGTTTACAATCAAGTCCTTAGCTTTCTCAGTAGATTCCATGCTTCGAAGCAAGGTGTCCAAAGAGAAGTCATCAGGCTTAATCATAGTTACTACCTGAGAAACATCCTCGTCAATGTGACCTGGATCTGTCGCACTTCTCGGACGTGCCGTGTCAGTGGTTTCTCTAGTGTTTGATGCAAGCACGGTTGTGACAGCTAACACGCTGCCTGTGCCTGATCCACCAAGGCCCAAAAGGGCAGACATCGCATTAGCAGCATCCGGTGAGAACACGGATACCACCTGCAAAGCGCAAGTCGCAAGAAGAAACAGGCCAAAAGCCCCCTTCAATGCTTTGAAAATTGTTTGCTTTTTCATTTGTGGTATTAGGTTTAGTTGGTTTTTACTTTTTAATAAGCTGGGTAAAGCTGGTCGGTGACTGCCTGATCAATCCTCCAAGCTTGGAAGGCTTTTTGGCTGTGTCATTCATAGGTGCCCGTCCTGCCAGTGCTGGGATTCCGTCTCCGTTTCGCTTTTGGCGTTCAATGACGATCTTCTCGTTTCTGCCTTTGATCTGTCCTTGGGTTTCTGCTTTCTGGACTTCGTTTTCGAACACTACTGCCTTTCGGAATAGGTCAAGTGCGTTTTCGGTAAGCACTCCGTCCATGGCGTTTTTCACAAAATCAGCCATGGCCTGCACGATCTTTTCTCCTGTCTTGTCGTCAAGGTTGTTTTTGGCCTTGTATTCCTCCAATACTTTTTCAGACTTGGTAGAATTGGCCTCAAACTGCTTTTGGATTTTTCTCTGCTCCTCAATCGCTCGCTTTCGCTCAAGCTTGGCCTGCACCAATGCTTCGGCATCTTCCTCGGATTCGGATTCGATGGTGAAGTCCTCCGGTCCAAATCCTGCCTTGATCAAGGCTACTCGGAGTGTGTCTCCTGTCGCTAGGCTGGAAATGATTCCACCGAACTCCGGCACTGCATCCAAGATTTCAATCAGCTTGGCTTCGTTCTGCCTGTACTCGGTGATTGCCGTTTCCAATTCCTGCGTTTTGGCAGTGATGGTTTGGATATGCTCTTGGATGGCTTCTGGGCTTTCCAGCTTTTGGCCGTCTATTTCAATGGCTATGGCTTGAGGCGTGTCCTCAACCTGTTCTTCTTCCTCCTCTTGTTCCTCCTGATCTGCTTGAAGTCGTTCTTCTTCTTCTCGCTTCAGTCTGGCTTCTTCCAGCTTGGCTTGGATGGAGTTGTTTCTTCCTAAAAGCTTTTCTGTAAGCTCGCTTGACAGGCTTGGCTCAGGGGCATCATCTACATTGTCATCGGCTGTGGCGTTCTCTGCCTGTGATTCGATCACTTCTGTGGTTTCTGCTGCTGAGGCTGATTCAGGTGCCGTTTTCTTGGCTTGAATCATTGCTGTCATTGAGTTCATCATAACATTTTAGGTTTGGTAAAAAACAAAAAAGGTCAGCCCGGAGCAAAAATGCCCCAGGCTGACCTATGTGTTCGGCTTGTATTTGAGTAGGAAAGATTAGAATTAATTCCTACTCATGCAAAAATATTACAATTTATTTTAGAACTATACTACTTTGAGTTAGTTTTTTTTACGAAAATCGTTTATCATACTCCTTTCGGACTACGGAATACACTCCTTCTTCTCCTTTTTCGGCAAAACTTCGCTTCAATTCCTTCTCGGTACTCTGCTTGATGAAGGTCGGCACTGGCAGTGAATAGGTTGCACTCGGGATGATCTTATCCGCTCCTGCCTGCTTGCCATATCCTGACAAGAGTAATTCCCATCCCATGATTGGCTCGGGAGTGAATATCTGCGTTTCGATTTCACCCATTCGGGATGCTATCTCCTTGAGTCGCTTGGCGTGTTTCTTTTTCATATTTGGATTTTGCTCTGTGTATGGCTGATTGAATTTTTGGATGTATTTCAACACTGTAACCAAAAGGTGATTCATTCAATGCCTTATCAAGAAGCTGTTTAAATTTCTTCTTATTTGATTCTAAGTATCGTTCCAAGGCTTCAATACAAGATTTCTCCTTCCTACTCCAAGCTTCACGGGTATATCGTCTGCGGATTACTTTGGGGCGTTTCATGGTTTTTGGCTGATTTTAAAACTTCATCAACAAACTTACTTACTCGTTCTTTGATGTAGAATTCAGATGCGAATTTTTTGTTTCGATTGAAAAAGGGGCTAATCATGTGCTTGTCCAGGTAAATGATTCAATCTGTTCATCCTCGGTACAATTCAAAAACCTAATTCTCCATCGAAGATCCCATCGGATCTTAATCCACTTTTTCGCTTTTGATCGTCCTAGCATCGTTTGCCTTTATTGCCGATTTTCATTGCCTTCTTCATTCCGGTCTGCCTTGATGTAGGTGCCTTCCAGTTTGATTTGGTCGGAGCTGGTGTCGGTGCCTTGGCAGAAGTGGTTGGCTTAGGAGCATAGATCCCATTGTCTACCATCGTGGATGCTCTGCCTACATTGAGTTGCCTTTTGGCTGATTCGCCTTGCTTAGGCTGGATTGCCATTTTCTTGCCCTGCTTTGCATAAGTGGTTACCATGTCTGGCGGTGTGTTTCCTTTTTTCATGGGAGTGGTGGTTATTGTAGAAACTTGATTTGAAACAGGATTTTAGTCCAAGGTCTTATTTGTATGATGTGTTGAATAAATAACTTTCGTTCTTCTTGTTTAATTTGATTTAGTAGCTCAACTCTTTTCCTCTTCATTTCAATTTGATAGGCATCCCAAGTGCTTTCATTATAAAACCAAGGGAGTTCATAATCTAGAATTTCCTTTTTCTCAGGAGTGTCAGTAATCTTGTCCCAAGCTTTAGACTGAAATTCCTCCCACTTTTCATTGGGTATAATTGGAATCTTTGACCAAACCCATTTTCTAAGTGGAATCCAGAATCGTAAGTAATACCTGAACTTTTCCCAATTAACGCTTACAAGTATTCGAATGAGCCTGTCTAGGGCAAGTAGAATATTGAATATCAATATGACGTGTAGAATGGTCATGATTTTGGTTTTATAATAATTTGATTGCCTAGAATCATTCGATTGCCTATAATTAACCCAAAATCCTTTGGTCTCAACCATTCGATTTTATCAGTCTTGGCTTGAAACTCTCTTTCCTGCCTTTTTTCCATTTCTCGCATGGCTGCCCACCATAACTTGTAATGCGCTCCCTGACCGTGTTGCAAATGCTTCCTGCGTAATTCTTTCTCCTCGGCTTTCCACTTAGGGAAAAGCTTTTTTTTAATCCTTTCTAGGAGATACAGGTACAGTTTGCGTTGAAGCTTTCGGATCATATCAGGTCAGGTTAATGGGTGGTGTCTCGTTGGTTTTCCCGAATGGTAGGCGGTGGATTGTAGGTCAAGACCTCAATCAGGCATAGGCAGGATCGGATGAAGCGGATGAATTTTTCCATATCAGATTACCTCCAGCTTGATACTTTATCCAATACATCTACATACACCAATACTGCTGCGGCAATTACCCCTGCGATGGCGATGATTTTTACCCATACATTCACCTTTTCATCCTCTGGACTTGGGTAGCCTTGACCTGGGTATTGGTCTAAGGTTTCGTGGTTTCGATCAAAATCTGTCATTTGTCCTGTTGTGTTTTGTTGGTATTGATTAGAAAAACTTTGTCCGAAAAGAGCTCTTTAATGCCGTCTGAGTTTCTGGTAAGCTGGAAGTGGGCGTATTCCCGTTTCCCTCGCAGGATGTCGTCCATCATTACCAAGATTTCCCGTTGTTGTCCTTGGTTTAGTGATCCGATCTTCTGGTCATGGTCAAAGGCAAAAAGGGTGGTTTCGTAGGCATTAAGAAAGTCTTGGCATATTTTGGCCCGTCTGTCTGAAATCTTGCTTGACTTGGCTTTGGATATCAAGTCAGTCACATTCCGGAGCTGACCTACAAGTGACCGTATTTCGCCTACCACATACCCAGGATTGTAGTGTTCCTCGGTGGTAAATAGCCTTATGCGATCAGGGTCAACTTTTGCCATTCTCTTTTCGTTACGTGAAAATAACACTTTGTGGTAAAATGTTACACAAAAGATAATTTTTATTACAAAAAAACTGTTTTGAATTACGGATTGTGTTACATTTGGATATGGACAGGACAAATCCGTTTGAAAAGTATCTGAGCAAGGAGGATGTAATGCAGGCTGAAATCGCCCGTGTTTTGTCGTTGAAGTTCCCGGACTTGCTTTGGTGGCACACGGCCAACGAAGGCAAACGAACTCCTTATGAGCAGTATAAATTCAAGACACTAGGAGGTAAAAGCGGTGTGTCTGACTTTGTGATCTTGCAGGAGACCAACTTTTCAAAAGGCTTGATGCTGGAAATAAAGTGCGGAGCCAATGGATGCTCTGCCGATCAGGTGGATTTTCTGGTCAGGTCGGTACAGAATGGCTACACAGGTGCCGTAGTGTATGACTTCGCACCGGATGCACTGGACTTAATCACTGCCCATATCAACCAAGGAATAGGGATCCCCTCTGACGGGATTATTTTGGTCAAAAAAGGTGTTCGGTCGGTGATCGGTCTGGAAGATGCCAAAAAGGTACTATTGAAAAAGTCCAAGGCTGAAAAGCCTGAGAAAATAGCCAAGGAGTTATTTACAGCCAAGGCACTAGCCAAGTTTGGAAACAGCATTCCAAAAAGCGCATGGGCAAAGATTAATGAGCAAAAGAAGGAGAAAAAGTTGCAATCACCCAAAGGATAGTAATTCTCATAGTTTGTTTGAATTCGGTCGCCAGTACCGTGTAGTGGCAAATTTACTCAGGTGGCGGAATTGGTAGACGCTAAATAGTTAAGGTGGTCAAAGCCAGACAGCTTCTTGTGGCAAACTTGCGAAGCTTTTGATAAAACCACCATAAAGGTTCGAGTCCTTTCCTGAGTGCGAATTAGTTTGGATTACATGAAGGGTTCGCTAGTGTCTTACAGTAGCAAATTTTTAAACAGGACAGCCATGAAAAAGCAGTTAACCACACTTATTGTTTGCCTCCTGATAGGAGCTTCATCCTGCAATTCTACCAAGGATATGACCATCCCTGGGGAGCCTACCATCTGGATTGTGTCGGAGATCCACCAAGATAAGCGCATCCAAAACGGATTGGTAGGTTATAAGATCATCCCGGTAAATCACGGAAGTGTCAATGCCAAGCCTGTGTGGATTCTTGAGTTTTCAGGGAAATACCATGTAGGCCAGCGATTGACCTTCGAACCCATATCCGCAGACAATGCTACTAGATTTCGGAAATAGCTTTGATGTCTCAAAAGCTCGGGCGTACCTCGAAAAGCTCATAGAGAAGAAATGCAGGGCTGAAATCAAGCAGTCACGGGAAAAGCGAACGCTCAATCAGAATAGTTATTTGCACGTCTGCTTGGGCTATTTCTGCGCTGAAACGGGATACACCTTGGATGAATCAAAGGAGCTATTCAGCCATCAGTTGCCGGATCTCATGCGATACGAGAAAAACGGAGTAAGCTTTCGGAAGTCCACGGCCGAACTGGACACCAAGCAAATGACTGTTTTAATTGACAAAATCCGTGAGATGGCGATGGAGCAGCTAGGGATATACATTCCTACGTCTCAAGAATACCTGATCAACCAATTTCAAATCAATCGGGAATTGCAGTTGATGGGAGTGGGCTAACGTTTGGGGCATATACGCTGCCCCGTAATTGATAAACTAAAGTTGAACAGCGTACTGTCCGCACGGGTAGCGTATATGCCTTGTTAGCGGTTCGGTGCGGTAAATAAAAACGAAAATGACAGTCAAAGAATTAAAAGAGAAAATTGCAAACCTTCCAGATAGCATGGATGTGTTCGTCGCTGAGCGAAAGACGGAGTTCACTTATGGACTTGTCAATAGTGCATTTGTCAAGAAAATAGATTTTGTCGAAGAACCTGGCGGTGAAGTGTTGGCACAGGATAACGTTCTTGTTTTGGAAGAGGGATAGCCCTAACCGCTAACGGTTGAGTGTATGAGTAGTGTGGCTTTACACATACTTTCAACTTACAAATAAACTTATTTAGCCACATTACTTATACACTTTGTTATGGCACGTTTTAAAACTTATTATTACAAAAAATACATAAATGCTGATTATTGGCACATAAGGTTTCAAACATACAGATTACAGCCAACGATTATTGAATATAAATTTGTATGGTGGAAACTTGGTTATAGGTACTGCTTTTCTGTAAATGTGCCATAACTTGTTTATTTGCGAAGTTCCTTATACCAAAACGCTAAATGGAATCAACTGAGCCTGTTTTTTCGAAGTGGATTATTGACGGATTGCCAGGATTCGTGTTAGGTTCTGATCCAGAATTATACCGACTACCTTTTGCTACTTGGCCTAATCACTATGGCTTGCGTAGGATTAAAAAGCAATCCGGAAACCGATGGAAGCTGGATGGTGTCTGGTATAGCCAACGGCAACTGAAAAAGACCAAACGAATCAAAGTAAACCCAATCCCTGGAGTATTAATCGAAGCTGAACCTGATTATCATTTCTGATATGAGCCATAATCTGTTTAATTGGGATTGATTTTTGCAAAAATTGTATTGACTAAACCTACTACCCATGGACGAAGAAAGAAAACAAAAATTGATTGAAGCATTAAGAGCCGAAAAAGACGGTCTTGCTCAAAATAATGAGGATGTCGCAGAATACGATATCGCTATTGAATTCCTGATGCTTGGATGTACGCTCTATCAACCGGACAAATGGAGGATAGTCAGTTTAATACAAACGGACTTCGATAAAATTTGCACCGATTACGGAGTCTGATTTAAGCGAAAAACCCGATCAATGACCGGGTTTTATTTTTGAATTTATTTCTGGTTATTTCTTTTTGGAATTGATTTTCAATCCTGTTGAAGGATAATCATATCCCTTTGCCTTGGTACGGTATGGACTTCCATGTGAAAAATCCTTTTTTGGCTGATTTACTACAACTCCTGCTTTCTTGTTTTCGGCTCTTGCCAATCCTTCCATTCCTTTTGTCAAGGAATTAAAGGCTTGTTTTCCTACTGGTGTGGTCGTATCTCTTGCCATCATGATCTTTAAAGATCCATCGATTTTCTTTTTGTTGTAAGCGGTGCTGTCTGATCCGCCTCCTCCTGTTTTTTTTTTCATGATATGATTTTTGTTTGGTGGTTAATTCAACTGCAATCCCGGCACCTTTCCTCCTTGTATTCCCAACTGAGATTCTAGCTGTGCCATGATCTCAGGGTTAGGCTGGGTAGGCATTCCCATTTGTGCCGCTTGCTCTTGGAGCATTGCCATTTCCTGTTCTTTGCGCTCCAAGGTCTCCCGAAGCTTGTCTGCAAACGGCATGGAAGTAAGCTCGGTGAATATTTTCAGGTCGATCAACTGCTGATCCAAGAACTTCATCAACACATCGTCCTGAAGCTGTCTCATCACTGGCGTGTTGGTCGCACGGCTCATGCTGATCATTACATCCAAATCCCTTCCTTTGGCTGCCTCATACCACTGGATTCCCTTGTCAAAGTCTTTGCCTGCGATCTGGATATTCCTGTCCTCGGTGTAATACTGCTGAATGATCTTGACTGCCTTGTAGTCTCGTTCACTTCTTCGCTGGAAGAAGAATTCGAAATACACTCGGTTGTTGATCTGGCTATTGCTGGCCTGCATTTGGTACATACCCAATGGCGTGCCTGATCCTGCCTTTTGGCCTTGGATGGCTTGGGTTACTCCGGATATCTGTTCCAATAGGTTCATTTGCATCTGAAGGAGTTCAATGGCTCCGGTGTTGATGCTTTTGGCACTAAGTTCGGTCGGCTTGCTGTTCGGATTTTTTGGATCGTCATTATACACGATCACTCCGTCTGGCTTGGATAGCTCATCTGCGTAGTCCTCGGGTTCCCATCCGTCTGCAATAGCTGATTTTGGAAGCATCAAGGCTCCCTTGCTGGATGATCCTACGATCTTGTCCAGCATGGTCAATAGTCGGTTGATCTGGATCTGCTGATCAAGGATATCATAAGCAAATCCCCAAATGTTGCCATCTACCAATGGATACAGGCCAATAGTGTACGGGCAATCTTCGTGCTCGTAAGGTGTCTCTCCGTGCATTAGGATTTCTCCTCCGTCTGTCAGGAACCAAAAGTGCCAAATGTCCTCGTATCGGATTTCGTATTCTAGCAATGGAATGTTTTCCGGTGGTACTCCTGCTGCCATAAATTGCTCATAGCGCATATCGTTGATGGCTTCCAGCTCCTCGGCTGATTTGGCTGACTGAAATGCACGTCCTTCCAATGGATCAAACACGATCATTACAGGCATATTGACCGTTTCCCATATTTCCACCACTCGGCACATATTTGGATCAAATGGTGTGTAGAAGTCCAGGTCATCCACAATGGAGCTGTCCTGATTGACGGTGGTGTAGGCTGTTCTTCTGTCCTTCCGCTTGTCAAATCCATACCAAGACTTAATTAACTGCCTGTCGGCCTCGTTTTTGGCGAATGTGGCTATTACTTTGTCAATGGGTACGTCATGGATCTCCCCGATAAAATCAATCTCTCCAAGTCGGATATCGGTCAATCCTGTGTTGAAAAACATTCGGGCAGGGTGTACGGAATCGATCTTTACATCATCCATGTTCCTGTGCTTGTGCCATCCGTAGTAGGTTTTCCATCCAAATGCACCTGAAATCAAAAACTCCTCAAACACGCTCAGGTCAAGCATATTGCATTTGTTGTTTTGCAAGGATGCTTCCAAGGTCTTTGACATCATCTCACTGAGCTGCTGATCTTCTCTGTTTCGTGCCACTACCACGGACTTGAAGTCGTTCTCAATGTATTGACCAAGCAGGTTTTTGACGTGCTGTCTGATCTGGTTTTGCTTGATCGGCACCATGTTTTGACTTCGAATGTAATCCTCCATGGTAATCGTGTCCCCGGTGTTTGGGTCAGTCATGGTGTCGTTCCAGTGCTTTCCGATGTAAAAATCACGGCACTTCTTCCTTCTCTCCCTGAAATCAAGTAGCTTCTCATAGTAGTAGAAAGCATTTTGGAGTTTGTCTTGGGCGATGGTTTTCATCCGTGAATCGTTGTAGATCAAAGTTGTTGACCGTTCGATTTGCTCGGTGGAAAGCCTTTTGTCCATGTACTGTGAAAAGTCATAATTTGACCTTGACAGTAAGTCATCCGGGTTGAAATCTACATTTTGCTTCTTCATGGGGTAGAATAGAAAAAGCCCATCATCCACGAACAACGTGAACAATGGGCTTGACCTGGTATTTTGTAGCTCGGGATTTTCCCTTGCTTTGGGTAAAGATAAAGAATAAGGAAAAAATTCCTTTATTCCAATAGGATTTTCTTTAAATTAGTGTCTCAAAATCACTTATTTATCAGTCAATTATGAGCAAGCTCCCATCAAAGGATCGAATCGGAGAAATGATCTCTTGGTCTTGGATGGCCTTTTTTTTCATTATGAGCTGGCTATGTTTGGGCATTATTGCTTACGGAGTGATTTTTCAATGGTTTTTCAGATTTGTGAATTTCGGTAATGGTTACCACCTGCCTATTTTCCTTGTGATGTGGTCCGCTTTTGGACTTATCTATTTTTGGTCAAGAAAAAACCCTGAGCAATAAACTCAGGGATTTTTGGCGGTCAAATAGGTTAGTTGGTGGTTAATTAATTCCTAGTATCTGCTTTAGCGGATTTGGCCTGTTGGCAAACTTCTCCTCTCCAAATCGCTTGTTAAACTCTCGCATGATCTGTGTGCGCTGATTCATCAAATCTTCGATGTCGGCATCAAACGCCTCTGGATCGGTCTTTTTTAGCTCGTTGATGGTTTGATTCATTTGTGAAACGATCTTGTCATAGCCTTTGTATTCGTCCGCTAGGATGATCAATTTCTCGTTTTCCTTGAAGAACTGCTCTGCATCCTGATCCATGGCACCTTCCACCATCAATTCATACGCTTCCTTGGCGGCAATCGCTGCATCCCTGTTTTCGTAGAAGTTCTGTCTGGCCTCGAAGTCGGTGCCTGTTTTCTGAACGAATGATCGGATAAACGGAACGGATCTCAAGTAAGGATCATCGAATATCTGCTGTCCTTCAGCAACATTACCCAAGGTGGTAATCAAGTTCTTTCCGAACTGTACCGGACCACCGAAGTATTGCTCCACTCCGTATTCGATCCACTCTGGGTTAAGGTCTATTGCTCCCGGCACTACTTCATTTCCTCCTGTGGCTTCGTTAAGGAACGTAGTTGCATCCTTCAGGTATGGATTCACTCCCTCGAAATACATTTGGCTATCGGGTAGCTTGTATTGGTTGGCAGTGAAATTCTCGGGGTAGATCGGTCTGCCTGTAAAGTTTCTGTTGAATGCCAAATCCAATACAGGGGATACAATAGATGGCGCAATGGTCTGTGCTGCCTGTTGAAATCCGTTTTGCTCGGAATTAAACTCTATGCCTCCAATCGGTGAAAACACGTTGGTCATGGCACTGAGCATTCCAATGGCTTCCTTACCTGGGTCTGACTTCCCGGTGATGATACGTCCAAGGGATTCCCCTGCTGAGAAGAAGATGTTCAAACCGTATGGAAGTGGGATCTTGATAAAGTCTCCGTCTCCTGTCGGGATGATCATATTGTTTCTTCTGACGTAATCAGGGATTTTCTCATAGAAGGTCTTTCCGTCCTCATCCTCCTCGTCAAAGAGTCCGTGAAGTGCGGATTGCATCATTCCTGTTGCCATGATCGCTCCTGCAAATCCCCATGCTTTCTTGCGTGTCTTTGGATTGACAAACGATCTCAACAATCGCTCGGTACCTTGTACGGAAGCATTGAAGAAGATGAACACGGAGCCAATGGCTGCTGAATTACGTCCTTTTCGGTTGAAGTTTACAGTCAAGTCCTTGGCTTTGGATGCGGCCTGTTGCTTGGATACTCCCTGCTCTCTCAGTGTTTTGTAGTAGCTGAATCGCATTGCGTTTTCCAAGGTCTTGTTATACACTTCCAATCCGTGCCCAAATGCCTGAATCGGCTTCAAGGTTTGAATTCCTCCTGCTCTCCAAAGGTTGGTCTTGTCTGCCTTGGCGATTTCTTTCTGCACCTGCTCAAAGATTTCACCTGCTGTTTTTAGGTCGGTGTACCCGGTCATTGCTCCTTCTTCCATGAATTCACGGAGTAGGTTGCCGTCTTTTCCTGCTGGGAATTGATCGTTGTTGAAGAATGCTGACAAGGTTTTCATGGACTTGCCCATTTTCTTCATGGTTTTGGCTGCTGTGCCAAAATCCTGATCTACCACCATGTTGAACGTGCCGAACCCAAGGTCACGGATCAAGTTTCGGATACCGAATTCAGGGCTGTACTGTGTGTACATGGAGGATAGCCAACGGGTGTATTTTCTCAGCCAGTTCAGTCCTTCAGGTACTTGGTCCTGATTGATGTTTTTGAGTGTGGACACCAATCCTTTTTTGCTCTCCTTGTCGTCCTTGTAGTTGACATCCTTAAACTCAATGAATACTTTCTTTCCTTTGACCATTACCGGAAGCACTCCTGCAAGCTCTCCCTGCTGCTGTACTGATCGGTGTACGTTTGGATTGAAGGACTTCATGGCCTCACCATTGGCAAACTGTGCCTCGGTCGGCTTGATCATCGTCTCCATCCAAATATCATTGCCAAACTCGTCCTGCATCTTGGTGTTGACGTAGTAGGCGTTTCGGATGAAGTATTCTCCCGGAGATACGTTTTCTTTCACAAATTCAAGCACTGACTGCTTCACTCGGTTGTTTTCGCCTCGCATGATGGCCTCCTGAGCTGCGGTAGCCATGAACGGGATCGGATCTCCTGCCTCTGAGGTACGTCCTTTGGCACTCATTAGCATGGAATACACTCGTTCGTTAGTAGTCTCCATCCCGGACCAATCGGTCAATGGTACATAGTTTTTGTATCGGGTCAGAAGGTCTTTGTAAACGTCCTTGGTGATCATTCCTGCCTTGTATCGCTCTACGGTAGTGAAGGTGTTGATTTTATTCACTTGGTCACGTAGCTTTTTGGCAAGCTCGGGTGAAACAGCATCCTTGAATTTTTGGATTCGCTCTGCTGCTTCTTCATCGGTCATACCTGTCGGCCACTTAGGATCAATCTTAGCAAGCTTTTTCTCCCATTGAGCCTGAATTTTATCTTCCCACTCATTTGGAGTGTACGTATCCTGCAAATCTTCATCTACTGCGTATTGATTACGCTTGCCCTCAAGGAATGCTTCCATTCCTGCCTCGTCCAATCCTTCCTTCTGGTAGAAATACTCTTTCCTCTCCCCATGGTGCATGGCCTTGAGGTAGTTGGAAATATCCTCGGAAGTTAGCTTGGTGGACTGCGCAATCTGCTGGGCAGTCTTGATCATTGGGTTCCAAAGGTCATTGGTAAACCTTCTGGACTTTTCCAATGCCTTGCTTGATGCTAGGTTTTCCTTGGTGTAGAAATCTGCCTTGTCAGATACGTTTCCATCGGTCTTTCGCTGAATCAATCGCTTGGCTCGGATCATACGGTCTTGGAATCGCTCAATCACGTTGCGCTCCATCCAAGAAAGCTTGGCCTCCTTGTAGTTTTTATTGTTGATCGCTGAGAAGTCTGCTGGCGTGGATCCAACTTTCAACGCTCGGATATCCGGGTCGTTTCCATCAAAGTTTCCACTGTTTCCAGTAGCAGATTTGATTTGGGTTGGGGAGAAGGCTACAAATATTTTTTCATCTCCATTTTCCTCTTTATCAAGATTTTCAGCAATAATTCCATCATACTTTCCTGATTGAATCTCTCTTAAAATTTGACTTCTCTGTTTGTCAATAGCGGTATTTGGTGAATACCATCCATCTCCTTTAATTCTTAATGGATTTTTGATTGACAAATAAACAGGCATAACATTAGCCCCTGAAAGGCTTGAATAACCTTCTTTCTGAGCATTAAATGCGTATTCACTTGCTGTTGAACCATAAGGAATACCTTTTGAAAGGTTTGGTTCTGCTCCGCTTGTAAAGTAGAATCCAAGTACAGATTGATCAAAGTTGTCACCCATGTACTGCCTTGAAAATTCATTAAAATCATTTGCAGTCCCATGATACACCACCAAAGGCTTACCGTTTTCATCCACCACCTTTGAATCCCCGAACCATGCTTTGAAGGCTGGCGTTTGGGTTTGGTCGTTGGCTTGGCGCATGAACATTGGCAATCCCATCAATACTTGATCGGTCAATTCAGGAGTTACAGGGATGGAGTGTTGGAGTGATTCTTGTGCGTTTTTAGGTGATACGGATTCAATTTCACCGTCCATTCCAATTTCAACCTGAAATCCTTTTCTGTCTGCTCTTTTTGCAAGTTCGGTTGAATTAATATCCCCATTTTCAAACGCCTCCATGTCATTAAGTAGTGACTGAGGCAATGTAGAAAGGGCTTTATTGCTTGTCAGCCTATCTTTTATAGCGATTCCAACTGGCTGAACCATTCCTTTCCCTACAATGCTTTCTGCCACACGGCCAACCATACCGATGTCACCTGTGGAAGGATCACCGTAGAAGGCTTTCATTCCGGTGCCTCCAATGGCTAAATCTTCACCTTCAAACTTTGCTGATAAACCTGCCGAAATAACTTTTTGAGCCATTTCTTTACCAATCACTTCTTCTAGGTTTTTCCCGGTAAAGTCACCTACGTTAGTGCTTCCTCTTTGGTATATAATTTCACCTGTACTTGGATCAATTTTAAAGTTAAGCATCCCACCTTGCTTTAATGAAACATCAACAAGGGTAGATTCTGGACCATCCATAAAAGACATAGTGTCTTTTTGAATGTAATCAACATGCTTACTCAAATTATACCTTTCATTCTGCTGAGTTCCGGTAGTCCAGGCGATGCGATCTGCACCTTGGGCAACGGCTTCTTTCATCGCTACTTTTAGACCAAGCTTTATCCAAGAGTTTGTGTCGGTTACGAATGGGGCTGATGGCGTTAAAGATTGCTCTCTTTGAATTTGATCTTTAATTGATTCAACTCTTTTTGCTTCTGGTGTATTCCAAATTTCCGAAACACTAAGATTTACAAAATCAAGCTTATTGTATTCTTTTTCGGCCTCAACAAGCTCTTCTTGAAGCTTAATTAATCTCTCCCTTTTGTTAAATCCAACACGTTTCCCCTTCTGTCCCCAATCGCTCTGTACCTCCTCCAAGAATAGCACTTTGCTTCCGTCTACTGCGGTTCGGGTGTTCATTCTTAGGTGAACAAGGATGTTCGGCTCGGTAAAGTGTCCTGAAACAAAGTGCATAGATTTTTTCTCTGCATTTAGCTTTTCAAGTGCTAAAAGGATTGCGTGTGCAGCTCCTCCTGATTCTGTGAATTCATTTCCTTGCGGATCAAATACAATGTATTTATCTCTCGCAGAATTATACTCATAATCATATCCTTTTGGAAGCTCTTTGATCTCACTCGGCAACGTCACCAACACTTCTTTGTAGTCAGTTTTGTCCCCTTCAAGCTGGTATTCGGAGAATTTGGTATTGTCTGTTGGCTGTAAATTAAATTGCTCTACTTGCGCTCCTGACTGAATTTCTCTTTTACCGTCTACAAATACATCGTAAACTATTTGAGTTGCAGAAAAAACAACTGGGTTGACTTCAATAAGCTGTGCTTTTGGAAAATTTGTTTTTGCCCACTTTTCCCAAATAGCAATATTCGGGTCAGTCTTAGGCTTAATTTTACCTAATACTACTTCCTGAATCTCCACCCGATTTTTCTTCATCCAATCCAACAACTCTTGCTTGGAAATTTGCTGATCTGGTTTTAGTCCGTCAAGGTATTGATACACTCCGGTCCACTGTGCTTCGTCCTTCTTGCCTACGATCTCCTTCCACTTGTTAGCGGATGCCTTGGGCTGCTTGAAGTCTAAAATTCGCTGTTCAATCGGAGAATAGAATCCATTGATGACTTGGGCGTTCTGATTTTCCTGAATCATAGTAGCCATTGTCTGATCCACTCCCTGTCGTACTACTGGACGTCCCTGCGGACCTCTTACGATTCGCATGGAGTTACCCAGGATGTTTCGGATCTCAGAATCACTCAATCCGAATTCAAATCCAATCTGTCGGAGGATCTGTCGGAGTTTAGCCACTACACGGTCGATCCACTTGTCAGACACGCCATCCTGAGCCAAGTGCGCTAGGTACTCGTCTGCTGCGATGATCTGTTCTTTCTCGGTAAGTTCTGAAACAGGCTTGCCAAAATATCGGTCCACAATGTCCGCAAGGAATGGATCATTCTTCTTCGCCTCAAATACCTGAGCCATGAGCTTGTTGTACTCGTCAACGTACTTTTTGCGGTCTCCCTTGGCTTTTCTCCGCAAGGTCTCTCTTACACCGTAGTGGCCTATGATCTCGTGTAGCAGGGCTTTTTCCACGCCTCCTTTTTCAGAAAAGTAAGAGTGCGTTGCGATTAATGCTACCTCTGGCTCCCCGGTGGAAGTGTTTCCGATAAACAAGGCTGGAATCTCTTGCAAATCTTCCTCTCTGTACTGATCTGCAATCTGCGGATAGGCTTCCATGACCTCCTGTGCGTTGTTGAAGGTGCGGATCTTCGGTGCGTTGTTCCAATCTTTGCTGAATTCAGTTGCTTTTTTGGATATCGCCTCAGCTCCTTTGGTCAATTTTTTACCTGAAGGCTGTACCGATGCAAATACGGAGGATAGGGAAGTAGGCTGGCGCATAGCCATAATGTCTGAATCATCTTCAAATGAATCCTCAAACATCGGAGTGCGTACATCGTTGTCCTCCTGATTATCCTTTGCCATTTGCTCGTTCATTTCAGTAATTTCTACTGCAATTCGAGCCTGATCTTCTAAAGCCTTGTTGTATTTCTCCTCATCCTCCCACTTTTGATCAAGCACTTTTTTAGCCTGTTCAGTCTGACGGGTCATTTCTGCTTGAAATGCCTTAGCATCTTCAATTTTATCGCCTAGCTTTTCGGTATAGTCTCTAATCGTTTTTGCTGCAAATGCCGATCCTGTACTTAGCTTGTTTTTCTCAGGATACCATTTCTTTCCGGTAGTTGGATCTGTGACAGCAATTTGGAACATTTTTATTTTGCTTCCGTCTGCTGCAACAAGGTCGAATACATAAAGCTCCCATGCTCCATTTGCTGCCGTAGCGTGTGGAGTAAATGTTTTCCATCCTCTAACCAAGGATTCAATATCTCCTTCAGTGTATGGTTTTGCTTTAAGTAGTGCCTCGCCTGCTTCGGTGATTTTTTCAAACTCCTTTCCTCCAACTTTCAGGTCGTAGTTTTCTACCACATTGGTTTGGTCAGCAATGGCCTTGTACTTTTCGTACTGCTGCTGTGCTTTTTCGCTGTTTAGCTTTCTTTGGGTGTTGTTTTCAATATCAAATTTGGCCTTGCCTTGTCTGCTAAAAAACGCCTCCCTGCTGGATTGCAGTTGATCCAGTAACTTATCGTTTTTGGCTTTTTCCTTGATTACAGGGTTTCCGGTTGCCGCAGCCATGAAATCCGAGAATGAAGCTCCGTTGTCCTCGTCTCCGTCTCCTTCATCCATTACACGGTCTGCTGTGGCTCCGTTTTTAACCTGATCAATAAAGCTCTGCTTGATGGCCAAAAGCTCAAATTTGTAAGCATCCAAGGATCGCTCCACGCCATACACCTTGATGTCTACCTCGTTATTGTAAAACTCCTCGGCTACTTTGTTGCCTTGTCTCAATCCACGTCCGTTTCGTTGTTCGTAGTCTGATGGCCTCCAAGGAATATCTACATGGTGCATGGATACAATTCTTTCCTGCACGTTTACACCTGTGCCCATGGTTTCGGTAGATCCAATCAATATTCTGACCTCGCCTTTGTTTACTCTAGGGAATAGCTTTTCTTTTTTTGTATCGGTTTGATGGTCTGCCATCATTTCGATTTGATTGGCAGGTATCCCGTATTCTTCCACAAGGATTCGCTTGATTTCCCGTTCCCCGTTAAATGAAGGGTTGTAGGAAGATGTTTTGCCTGAATCCATAAACACCAAGGATACCCCCTTGTGCTTGTCTGATTCCTTGTAGGCTTGTGCCACATCTGTTGCTACCTGAGCAAGCTTGCTGTTTGGATCAAATGGAGCTTGTGGGTAGATCAATCTCAAATCAATCGATGCTTTAGTAGCCAAATCCGTTACTTTAAGCATTTTGGCTTTTTTGGCCGCATCGCTCATGTAGTCAAAATCAGGAATATTCAATACGGCACCATTTCCAGTGCTGGCGTAGTTGATTAGCTTTTTGTAAAACTTTTCGAGGTTTTTGCTTGGTTTGATCAACCTGAAATCTTCCTTGCCTCCTTTGATTCCAGGCTTAGGCAGTTTCAGGTTGCTGTCGTTTCTTACGTCTGCAATGTCGGTGTAAAGCTTGGCAAGCTCCGGCACGTTAATAAATCTTCTGAATCGCTCTTTGGCTTTCAATGATCCAGACACGCCAAATTCAAGCTCGGATGATTTTTCAGCAAAGGTTTTGGCCCATGAATCAAATGTGGTCAATCCAAGCTCTGAAAGTCTGTTTGGCCGCAGGTACTTGAGAATCAAATACAGTTCGGCCATGGTGTTTGAAATCGGGGTACCTGAAAGAAATGTAGTTCCTTTGTCCCCCTTATGCACGTTTTGCAAGTGGCGAACGGCCATCAACAAATTGAAGGTCTTTTTTGCTCCTTCCTTGGTGCCAAGTCCTGCTACTTGTGTGTGGATTGTGGTATAGTTCAGGTTTTTAAAGGATTGGCTTTCATCTACCATGATGTGATCAATGCCCAAGCTTCCAAAGTCCACAATCTCCTTATCCTTTCTTGAGTCGGATAGCTCTTTCAGTTTTGCATTAAGATTTTGGATTCTTGTTTCAAGTCCTTTAATCTCACGCTTTGACATTTGCTCCTTGGATCCTCGGAGTTCTTCCACGGTCAGGAGTAACAAATCAATTTCGTCCTGAATCACTCGCTCTGCGGTAGATGGATCGGGTTCGATCTGTCCAAAGTTGTCATGGGAAAGAATCACTACATCCCAATCATTCACTGAAATCTGAGAAAGCACCTTTTTTCTGCGCTGTGCGGAGAAATCCTTTTCTGTCGGTGCCAACACTTTGGCTGCTGGATAGGCTTTTTTGAATGCTTCAGCTATCTGAGGCACTGTTGATTTTTTGGCAATGATTAACGGTTTTTTAGCCACTCCAAGGCGTTTTAACTCCATGGCTCCTGAAATCATTACCAATGTTTTTCCAGCTCCTACAATGTGGTCAATTACACCTCCATTGTTTTGAACAATCATATTGATCGCATCCTTTTGGTGGTCACGGAGTTTTACTCCGCTTAGTCCAGGGAATGACATAAACGATCCGTCAAACTTGCGTTTTACAGTGCTATTAAACAGTCTGTTGTAAGTTGCTGCTATTTCTTTTCCAATCTGCGGCTTTTGTGATAACCAAAGTCCCCATTCCTTTTTGATTTTCTCTACCACGGATATTGCTGCTGCTGTTTCCACTGGATTGAAAATCGTCTCGGAAGATCCATCAGGATATCGGACTACGTCATTGATACGTATGGTTTGATCTGAAAACGCTTTTTCAATCAAATCATTGGTGCTCATACGATTGGTGACGTACTCTCTATTGTAAACCTCTCTGCCTAGCTTGTAGGTGTCTGTTCCTTCCAAATACCTTACAGTTACATTTCCGTATCCAAGCAAGTCGCTCAGGAAGTCTCCATACACCTCGCTGTTTACGTATCTTGCCCCAAGAGGAACTTTGATCATTTCAATAGGCAACGGCTCTGGAAGAACTGCTTCCAACTCCTTTAAGTTGTCTGCAAATTTTGCATCGTCTTTTACCTGCTGGATTTTGTCGTAAATGTTTCCTGATAGGTATTGTGCTCTGCTTTCAAATGATCCGTCAGGCAGCTCAAATACAAGTCCTTTGCTTTGCTCAAACCAATCCTTGCCCAAAAGCTCCTGCATCCTTGCAGGATTGATTCTGTTAAACTCATTGAGTGAAATCAGAATCGCTTCCTGCGGTGTTTCAGCCTTGGTAATTAGCTTGATCGGGTTGATTGTCCGCTTTTCAAAAATGTCTGCAAGACCTTTGAACTTCCCTTTTTCGTCCAGCATTTCCAGTGCAAGGACTTGGAAGGAGTCAATATCATCGGAGAATACGTTTTTGTACTCGTTCAATCTTCCATGGTTGGAATTGAATCGCTTGTACTCAGATTTTAGTCGTTGACGGATTGGAGTCAATACCTCGTCAGACTTACCGAATTTCTCCTCGTTGATCAGCTCATTGAGTGTTTGTCTGATTTTGATGAAATCACGGATTGGCTCTAAGTACTTTTTGAATACGTTGATTTCTTCTCCTTCAAATCCTCCCTGTTCATTGGAAGAAAGTGCTTGATAGAATTTGCCGTCTTTTTCAAAAATGTTTCCTGATCGGATTTTTTCTACTCCTGAGTAAGATTGAATCGTCTTTACATCGTCCGCATTTTTGGTGTTTGCAGGCGTGTATTTTACTTCTTGTGCATCTTGAGCCAATGCCTGAACAATTCTTTCCCGTAGGTTTTTGGCTATGCTTTGAGTGCCTACAAGGTCGTTTCCGTTTACTGTGTACCCGGTTTCATCACTATACTGTCCACCTCCTTCAATAATTCCAAGGATGTTTTGTGGATTGTCAATGAAATACTGGTTTAGGTTAAATCGTGATCCATCCTTTGTCTGTGACTTGCTTGACACAAAATTGTGCTTCTGCTCAACTTGTTCTCCTGCCGTACGCTTTTGAAGGAAAATGATATCAGTTACCACCTTGGTTCCTGAAGCTCCTTGGAAGGCATTGTTTGGCAGTCTTACAGCTCCGATAAACTTGGTGTTGTCAGCCATGAACCTTCTGATTGGCTCATTGCTAGGCGTATCCATTACAGCATTGGAAGTCAGGATAGAAATCAATCCACCCTCTTTTGCTGATTCAATCATTTTGACTACGAAGTACCCGTGAACGGTTTGCTGCGCCTGTCTGTAAACAGGTTGCTTTTTACCTTTCCAAGTCGGGTCGTAGATTTTCACTTGACCAAACGGAATATTCGAAATGATCAAATCATACAGGTTTTCCTTGATGTTGGCATCTTGAAGTCCTGAATTGATCGTTTTTGATCCTGGGTACAGCCTTTTAAAAATCTGAGCTGTCATCCAATCCATTTCTACTGCATCCAGCATGGAGTTTTTGGCCATGCTTTCAGGCATAGATCCAAAGTAGTTACCAATACCGGAAGAAGGATCAAGCACTTTTCCTGATTGGAATCCCATCATCTTAATTAGGTCATAATGGGCTCTGATCAACTCGGGCTCGGTGTAGTGTGCGGTATTGATGGATCGCTTGATGGATTCATAAATACCTATTTTACCGTCAGGGTCAAGCTCTCTGGAAAGGTCAATTACCTTTTGAACTCGCTCCTTCATCGCTTCGGATGAAAATCGGATATACCTAGAGCTTGGGTCATAGGCCACCTCTGCAAGTCCTCCAAATCCTGAATAACCAAACAGGGTTTCCTTTTCCTGTGGAGTAATTTCGGTTCTTCCCTCTTTAATGATGTCAGTTAAAAGCTCAAGTGCTTTGATGTTTTGATCAAAACGCTCGGCAGGACGGAAGGTGTTAGGATATTCAAATCCTTCTGGTATTAAAAAGTTGTCTTTATTCTTTTTGCGCTGTTCGGCTTTTCGCTCTACTTCACTTGTAGGAGCTTCGCCAAATCCGTCTGTTTTGGTTGTTCCGGTTGATCCTCCGTCTCGTCCTCGATTATCTCCATCAACAACGGATTCGCCAGCTCCTCGGCTGTTATCAGGTCGTAGCCCATCCCCCGGAGTCTGTCCATCTCCTGATTCATTTGCTCCTGTTTCTCCAATAGGTAGTTTTGGAGTGTTCCCTTGGCTACCATCTCCCCGTACAGTTGGGGTTTGTGGTCCTTCATTGCTTGTTGTAGGCGTTTGGCGTACCTGCCCATCACCTCCCTGTCCTTGTTTATCATAGTAGTTTAGGTCTGCATTTGGATTGATTGCTCGTCCTTGGGAAAGCAAGTTAGGTATCCATGTTTTAAATACGAAATCTTTTGCATCTCGTTTGCCTCTGACATTCTTGATTTTACCATCTTCAACAAACTCTTGGTACAATCCAATATTATGCTGGGTAAAATTCAATGGATACACTGCGCCATTGGCAGGAACCACCATCAAGTCAATACGAGGGTCGCTCATAAGATCCCCGTTTTGAAGGTAGTTTTGCTCCAAAATCAATTTGAATGCTCCCGTGTAGTCATAGCCCATGCCTTGAAGCATTTCTTCTTCGTAAGGCATTTGCTTCTCCACTGCAAAACGCATAAATGCATCCCCGAACTCACCGGATGTTTGATACCATCCCATTGGCTCGTTGGCAATATCTCCCAATAGGTTTTCAAGAGCCTTCATGTCCTCGGTTCTCTTGACTTTTACCTTTGGTTCTTCTTTCACCACTGGTTTTTTGGCATCCTCAATAGGGGCTTTTGGAGTAAGAACGTCCTTGATTCGATTGCTATCTGTCAAATCAGGGTTTTCTTTATCCAAATAGCCTTTTGCTTCCTGCTTGATTTTTTTAGCAAACTCACCAACGGTTATTTTGGTATCTGCCCATCTGTTTGCCCCTGTGTACTTGCTTGATTTTTGGACAATTCTGTACAGAACTCCTTCATCATTAGCGGTCATCATCCAAAGTCCGCTTCCTCTGGAAAGTCTTAATGGATCGGTAAATCCGCTTTGATCATCATAATCAGGCTCTACTTTAAATGAAATGTAAACTCCGTACTCGCTATTAGGTGCCCAAAGTGTAATATCTCCATCGCCTCCTGCTGGTGCTACATTAGTGCTTGCATAAATAGGGTTGCCTTTCTTGTCAGTGTCATGCTGCCATCCAAGTGCTTTTGCAAGTGCCTTAGAGTATTTCACCAAGTCCTTGTGAAATACTTTTGCGTGTTGTCTTGTCGGAATTTCATCCTGATCTGACAATTCACGGGCATTGTAATACCCGGCAAGCTTTAATTCCTCCTCAACATCGCTAAGAAGGCTGTCTACTTCTTCGAGCTGCTTGGCCGCTGATTCACGATCTTTAATAGACTTGACTTTTGCTCCTGAAGCTGCTGTTTTATCTTCAAGAGTCTTGAGATTCTGCTTTGGTTGTCCAGCTTCGTTTCCTGTGATTTCATTTCCGAATAGGTCTAGTTGTGGTGCTTTTGGTTTTTCAAAAAGGTTTGCTTGTTCAGATTTTTTAACAACACCTTTATTGTGTTGATCTTTAACAAATTGATTGAACTCACTTAGTTTTTGGGGGTTATTGTATACATCAAACTTTTTGATGGCTTCTTCAATCAATTCTCTTGAATACGGGTTTTTTAATCCTGAAAGTGATTCAGCTCTTTTTACAGCTTCCTCAAATGTTTCCCCGTAAATTGGAACCAATGAGCTTGGATCAAAAAATCCATCAGAAATACCTTTTTTTGCTTGTTCAGCTTTAGTATTTTTTTCCTTTATCTCTCTTTTTTGAGAATTGGTTAGATCACTGATAGGTCTTTCCTCAAATTCATATTTAATGAAATGACGGTTTGCATCTGTGTTCCAATTTGATTCTACTTTTGTGTCAAGATCAACCAAAACGGAAATACCTCCTGGAGTAAGCTTCTTGATTCTATACTTTGTACCTGAATAAACGCTTTGAACTTTATCACCTTGTTTGAATGAGCTTAGATTTTTAGGTTCTCCTTCAATTACTTGTTCTGATTCCCAAGGTCTTTTTGGTTTTTTATCTGCTTCTTTTACCTCCTCTACCAAAAATTCATCCACTGGCTTTTGAGCAATGGCGTTTAGATCCTCGTTTTCAGGATTGCCCATCATCATCACTCTGGCACCGTATGCCGCACGGAATGAATCGTATTTCTGTCTTAATGCATCCGCTCCAAGGTTTTCTTTAGCCCATTGGATCATCTGCTCAAACTTTACCATTCCAAGCTCTGCGGACTTGGCAATGATCTTTCCTGCGATCTCGAAGTCTTGACCGGAAACACCTGAACGTAGCTGTCCACCTGAACCGAATTGGTTCCAAAGGTCTTTGAGCTCGTCATTGATCTTTTGCTCTTTCTCTGAAAGTTTTACAACACGGTCAGAAGGATTGCTTCCAACGCCCTTGTCTCCTCCGGTGACAATCCCTTCTCCCTGCTTAGGATCATTAGGATTTGATTTTTGTCCGTCCCTGCCAAGGTCATTTCCTGAGCCAACTTGGTTAGCTCCTCCCTTTTCTTTTGGCTGATTAACGCTAGGCTGATTTCCGCTTGGAGCTGCTGGACTTGACGGAATCGGCTGATTTGATCCTTGTTCATTGATTTTGTTGGTTAAAATTCTACGAATTGCATCGAGTTCGTTTGGTTTAAATCCTCCTGGGAATACAGTCCACCAATCAGGATCGTTGGTAAGGCTGTCTAAAGCGGTTTGATAGTCGATTCCATCACCGTCTTTCCAGTTCATTTCCAAGAACTCTACAATATCGGGGTTATTAGCAAGATATTCAGCGATTTGCTCGTCTGATTCCAAAAGCTGGCCTTGCTCGTTTTTAGTGACTGACTTTCCTTTTAAACTCTTAGTAATAGATTCAGCATTGCGCTTGTTGATTCCCTTTCCTGTAAGTGCTTTGTACTTGTCAGATATGGCTTTGAGCTTAGGGTTTCCGCTTGGCTGTGCGATTTGGTCTGCGCTGTTGTAACGCATGATGAAATCCACCACGTCCTGCGGTGAAATGTAGTCGTCATTTCCTGCATAATCTTGGGATGCTTCCTGAGCAATCAGGTCAATTTTCTTACCTGTTCCTTTCTTTGCTATCCAATTACCTGCAAGACCTTGTGAAAGGTTGTTTCTGTCTCCGAAACGGGCAAATGAATCAGGATTCACTTTACCAATATGCCTTGCAATAACAGCATCAATCGGATCTACTCCTTCTAGGTTTTGGACTTCTGCATCGTAAATCTGTGCAAGCTCGTCTGCGGTTTGAGCTTTGTCAACATCTTCGTATTGGGATGGAGTTAATACTTCTCCTCCCTGAACCACCCCTTTTTGTCCTTCTCTTTCTTTGGGGCTGTCTTTTTGGTCTTTGGCATCTTGGACATCTTTTTGTCCTGCTTGGCCTGTCGGTTGGGGTTGCTGTACTTCATTTTGTGGTTGTGGTTGGTTTATCGGAATTTCAATATTAGATCCTTCACCAATGGATTGCGTTGGTGCATTTTCAGGAGTAAGTAATCCCTCTGCTCCTTCGATTGGTGCTGCTGGTTGTGTTGGTACATTACCGGATTGAGTCGTGGTTGGTTGTGCATCTGGCAGGTTGTTTAGGAATCTCAGTGAAGCAGAAGGAAAATCAATGATATCGGCCAATTCTGCGCCTACTTCTCCTCCGTTTTTAGCCAAAAAGTCCTTCATCCAGGTAGTGCGTACCTCTCCCTGAAGTCCGATCGGTGCAAAATCGAACTTGGTTCCAAGCTTTTGTTCTACGAGCTTGGAAATATCTTGGTATTGCTGCGCTGTTTCTGGTGTTGCCTTTGGAAGCTTTCCTGTGTCTTGAACTTTTCCATCTACTTCTCCCAAATCCACCTGCTGACCTGTATTGAACAACTCCCTTAACTTTCCTGCGCCTTCCTCCGGTGTTGGTGTGGCCTCTGCTTCTGACTCGTTGGTAGGTTGTGGGGTTCTGAGTGATTCAAATGTGGCTATGTCAATAGTCTGGAAGTCTGCTCCATCGCCTTCATTCTCCAACTGAACCAATCCCGATTCCTGATCAAATCCTGTCACCACGTAGGTACTGCCATCAATATTCACCTGCTCCCCTTTCTGAATCGGGTTTTGAGGGTTCACCAATGGAGTTTGTGGTTGTGGAATGGATGCCTGAACAAACTGATCCAATGGAATCGTGTTGATCTCGGTCAATCCATCCTGTCTTATAACCTTTTTCTCGCCATCAGGACGAATGATCACGGCACTGCCATCAGGCATCATCTGAGTGATGAAAACCTCCTGATCGTTGAATTTGGCCTGTGAAATCATCGGGATACCATCTGCTCCCGTGAAGCTGAACTGCTCAAACTGGCTTCTGGCCGATTGTTGTGCTTCCTGCTGTGCCTGCTGTGCTTCCTGTTGCTTGCGCTCTGCCAATAGCTGTTCGCCTTTGGCCTTGCCTTTCAGGATATCATTAAAGTCATTCAATGGAAGCTCTACCACGGCACCTACCTGATCTTCGTTGATCTCGATGACCTTTCCATTTGGTCGGATGGCTTGGTACACGGCAGGCCCTTGGGTCATTCCCTCGGTTTTCTTGTCAGGGTTGGCCACGCCCATGATTTCCAAGGCTTCCCCGGTGGTTTTATCCTGTGCAATGACTACTTTTCCTGCTTTCTCCCTGCGCTGTCTGTTTTGGTACTGCTGGGCACCGTAGGACATTGGGCCGATTGCTCCACCCATCAATGCACCGCCTGCAACTGCTTTGGCTGCACGTTCTGCAAGTTGGGTAAATGTTGCTCTATCCTCTTTTTCCTTGTAAAGCCATGAAGAAAATTCCTGACCAAGTTCTGCCACTGCTTCAGTAGGTCCTTCGGTGGCTGCTCCTTCTCCTATCTCCCGAAGCACGTTTGTTACTTTCTGCTTTCGTGAAGCATTGCTGTTGGCAAACTGCTCCAACAACTCTGCGCCTTTTTTAGACTTAATTTCCGTGTTTCCAAAAATGAACTTGGACATTTTACCACGGAACTGCTTTGGAACGAATTTAGCCACTGGAATAGCCTCAGAAATTGTTTCTGCTGCTGTGGATAGCATCATTGCTCCAAGCTTATCGTTTGGGTTTACTGGGAGACCTTTTTCGGCTACATAATCATCGTATTCCTTGGCTGCCATACCGGAAGCCATCAAACCTAATGCGCCTGCATTAATTTGACCAAGGACCATCCCTGCTGCTGGGTTAAATGCTCCAACTCCTACGGCTGTTGCAATCCCTGCTGTCTGAGGGATCATACTTCCGATAAAATATCCTGCTGATTCGGTATCTGCTTGCTCGTTTACCTTGTCTGCCTTAGCAAACTCCTGTTTGGCAAAATCTCTTAATCCAGGCAATGCTGGCTGGCTTAATCCTTTTGCCTGTTTATCAAGTTCTTTTCGGTATTCATCCCCAAACTTGTCAAAACCTCTTTCGGGAGTTGATTTTGCAAGTGGAGATCCAGCATAAGAAAAAGGTAATGGAGCTGTTGCAGCCACACTTGGCAACATATCGGCATATTCTGCCAACCCTTGCGCCATTCCTCCCTTCATTTGCTTCCATCCTGCGCTTACACCATCAATAGCATCCTCCCAAAACGGCTTATCCACCTTTGGTTTTTGCACTGTGACCATCTTAGGAGCTGGCATCATCTGTGACACCTGTTGTGCCGCCTCCTTACTTACCAATGGCACTGGGGAAACAGGCTTTTGATTCTTGGAAGGATCAAAATACTTGTATGCCGGATTAGTCGGTGCTTGTGTTGTGGCTGGTGCTTGCTGACTTCCTGTTGCCTGTTGGGCTTTTGCCTGATCTGCTTTGGCCTTTAATGCTCTTAGCTTTTCAATCGGGTTTGGATTGGATGGGTTCTGCGCCATTTATTGATCTTGATCTTTGTTGGTGTTTTCTTCGATGAATTGTTCGATATAGGAATATGCCTGCTCCTCATCTTCTGCCTCGCCTGCATCAATCAGGTCTTGCATAAGCTGGTAGAAATCCTGCTCTGATAAATTGCCCTCGTATGCTTTTTGGAATCCACTTTTGATTCTGCCTTTGATTATCGGATCGTCTTTAAGTGGAACATTGGTCACAATCCCTCTTTTAGGATCATATTGATTTCCCATAGGCGCCTGCGCTGCTGGCTGACCTGCTTGATCTCCTCCTTGCTCTGCGCCTCCTAGCTGTGCCATTTCCATATCCATCAGCTCGTTTGCTCCGGGATTGTAATTGCGGTAGTCGTCAATCATCGAATCATATCGCTTGTTGACGGCTTCTTTCTCGCTTGGTGTACGTGCGGTCTTGAGTGCTTCTGTTCTCTGCTGTTCAAGCTGTGACACTTTCAGGTCTCTGCCTTTCTGGACCACATCCAAGGAGTATGGGAAATTCTTCCCTGACTTTGATCCTGAAGGCATACGGTTGTTCCAGTTGGTTCTTGCCTTGGTGTAGCTCAAATCCGCATTGTACTTGGTCGCCATCTTTTGCAGGTATTCCCCGTAGGCGTTTTCGGAGTTTGGATCCACGCCTACCTTTTGCATTTCCTTGGCCTGATCTATCTCTGATTTGGTCAATAGCTGATTCAATGCATCACTTGCTCGTTGTGCTGCAAGCTGTCTGGCGTTTTGGCCTTGAAGCTGAATCTGCTCCATTCGGTTTTCTGCATCGATCTGCTGATCCACTTCACGATTTAAGGTCTGATTGTTGGCCGCTTCTACCTGAAAGGATCTGTTAACCCAATCCTGTAATCTATTTCGGTAGTCCTGATCCATGATCTGCATCTGGTTCATGTTCCATGGTGTCACCGAATCGGTGATTACAGGTGCATCTCCTCCCATTGCCATTCCTCCAAGTCCTGCCAAGGCTGAAAATCCTTTGCCGATGGCGTTGATCTTTGCTCGCTTTTGGAGTGTTGCCATACCTTCGGCATCTCTCTCAGGTCGTGCTTCAATCATTTCCATTAATCGGTATCTGCTACTTGGTGCGCCAACCGTGCCGGACTGCTCGGGTTGTCCGGCTTGGGTTTGCGGTTGGGTTGTTTGGGTGGGCTGTGAGCCTACCGGAACGGCTGGCTGCGAGGGATTTCTTTGAGCTCCTGGACCTACATAGTTTGGAAGCATCTGCGCCATAAAACCATTGCCTTGCATGGCTTGTGGTGCCATGGGCTGTGTTCCCGGTGCTGGTGCTTGACTTATTCCTACTTCCTGCTGTGGATACATGGATTTGTCCTTGCTGGTCTTGCCTAGCATCCGTGCGAAGAAGTTGTTTTTGGCGTTGGTTAACCCTGACATGGCTGATTATTTAAACATGTTGTCAAACACTCCCACATTGGTCATGCCGTCCACGGCTCCCTGCGCTCCTGATACGATGTTGTTGAGGCTGTTTTGCTTCATCTGTCTGTTCGCCATACCTGCCTGGAATAGCTGTGCCAATGCGCCTTGATAGTTCTGAAGGTTGCGCTGTCTGAATAGATCCTCGTTTCTGGACAATCCTGCATAGGCGTTCTGCTTTCCTGCCATTACACGCCCCATCATTGCGATACGTGCTTCATCGGTCATGCCGTTGACGTTGGCAGTGGCATTGAGCTGATCCATCTGGCTGGATGCGTTCTGATCGATCTCTTTCATCAATCCCATGCCTTCGGCTGAATTAAGGTAGGATTGGTTCAATCTACCCTTGAGAATGTCAGTAAGCTGGGAAAATCCTGTTGCTGCTTTGCCCTCTTGAGCTGCGCTTCGCTTTCGGTCTGCCAAGTTTCCAAATAGCCCTAGTAAGGCTGGGGCTGCTTGTATTGCTAATCCTGCGAGTGGTCCCATGGTGGTAGTGGTTAGGTGATAAGCAAAACGGCCTAACCCATTCAGAATGAGGTAGGCCGTTCGGCTGTTATTTGAACCACAAAGTAACAATTTTTGCTAAAAACCTAACGCAAATTGTTGAAAAATAAATAGAATGAGTTATTTTTAACTCATGATAATACATTGGTTATTTTGGGTTACAGACTAATCAAAAACCCCTTGGATGTTTCAAGGGGTTTTTTTGTTCATGTAATCATCCCACTGTTTTTTGGCCTGCTCAATAGCATCATCCACACTTATTCCTGATCTGGCTTTAATTATGAAGCCTTGATCCATTACTTGCCACGTTCCTTTGGTTCCTGGATATGGGTAATGGTCTATGACAAAATCCCTGTCTTTGTAGGTGAATGTTCCTATCCCTTCTTGGAGTGTTTCTTTCATGGGTTGTATGGTTTAGAAGCTCGCAATATTGTTAGCCCTTTTTCGTCTTGTTGCTGGTTCGTTGGTGACTTCCTTCACGGGCGGCATATAGTGGATACATCCCCATGCTCCTAGCGCATCGGCTATTACATGGTCGTCATGTGCTCCTTCCACGGCTCCTGTCTTGCCGTTCCCTTTGTTCTCGAATGAATCTGCCTGATCCATGGATCTTACGTCATAGTTGATTATCGCATCGTCCCGGTAGGCTGCATTCAAGGCATTCAAGACCATCGGCTTAGTCTGAGCATTCATGTGGAATCCGTATAGCCTTGGTGCTCCTTCTCGGATCTGCTCTGGGTTATTACGGCAAAAGATGTTGTCGTAGTGTTCGATGATCTCGTCCACCAAGGTATAGAACTGATCTCCCTCGTCAAATGCGCTGGTGTCCTCCCTCATTTTGTTTATCTCAGGAATCATAAAGGCGTTGTCATAGGCAAGGCATAGCTGAACGGCTTTCCATGCGAGTAGGTCAAAGTCAATATGTCCTGCCCAACACGCTGCCAATTCAGGCGGACCACCATCCATCATAAAGAGTCGATCCCATACCTTGATCACCGAATCATCGGATTTCAGGCTTCTTCCTCCAATATCCACGGTCACGCAGTAGCGGTTTTGGTACTTGACATCATCGTACTTCTCCGGCATTGTCCATACGGATAGGTTTCCATCGTTGGCCTGCTCTATCCTGACATTATCCATCGCCTCGGGGCCTTTGTTGGAATCCCCGTAGATATCCCCACGGAATTTTGGTGGCTTGACAAACCGTCTGGCTCTCTGGATCACTGACATCGGGAAGAATCGCTGTCCTGAGCTCTGGAAGGCTTCCACGTCATCTGATGGGTATTCGGATGCCATGATTACACGATCTCCTTTGTATTCGCCCAATTTCATGCGGTACCAATTAATTCCTTCCAAGGTTGCGCCAAGATCCCACAAGTATTTTTCATACTCGTCCATAGTGCTGATCAACTTGGTTTTCTCCTCCTCTGAAGAAAAAGGGAATTGATACATCTCGATTTCCCACCATGAAACGAATACCGGACAATACACTCCTGTGCGCTTTGCCTCTGTCCAGGATTGATGAAAGAAGTTTCCCACGCCTTTGGCAGTAGATTCCATCACGATCATTGTCATAGGCTTGATCTCAATGGTGCCAAGGATAGACTGAATCAAATCCTCTGGCTTTTTTCCGTCTGTTTTCCTCCAAAGACCTACTTCGGACAAGTGCGCCAAGGCCAAGTCCTCCGATCGGATGGAGTCTGGTGTTTCCATCGATCCCACCGTGATCTTATTGGATCGCTCGGGGATTATTTTGATGTTGGTTGTTCCTTCAAATGGTTTCAGTGTCAATGCCTCGTAAGGATAGGCATTTACTGCCTTCTTGAGCATTGCCCTAATGTTGGTGGCTGCTTGTTTTAGGTGAGCTGCGATCAGGCTATTCCAGTTCGTTTTGTGCCGTGTCTGTATCCATAGCATGAATATCTGAGTCAGGGTAGATCCACCCCATTGACGTGCCTTTAGCAGGATCACACGAATAGGCTTATTCTCATTCATCATTCGCATGAGCTCCTTGAGAAGCTTTCTTTGCCCGTTGTTGAGCTTGAATGGAATATCGTTCCCTCCTTGCTTGTTTTTGATCTTTATGCCTGTGAATGCCCAAAATTCGAAGTCATAATCCAATCGCTTCTCGTTGATGGCGTTCAGGTATGGTTCAAGCTGGATTCCCTGCTTAGTGGTGTGTTCTTCGATGCTTCGCAGTTTGCTTGCCTGGTATGCTTTGATTTCTTCCACTTCCTGCATCCGTACAGGAAGCATTAAAGCTGTTTTCTGGTGCTTGTAAAAAAATACAGGGAATCGGTCCAGTGGTGAACCGATTCCCATGATTGGATCGTACTCGGAAAACATGGCTTGGTTTCTCCGGTTGTTCTCTTGGATGATATGCTGAACTTCTTTGGTCACTCAATATCAAATCATTGCTATACAGAAAATACTTTTTTCAAGCCAAATGCTTGAAGCATAGATTTTGGCCTTTTAGATTCTTGGTAAGCCTCTTTGTCAATCAGAAATATGTAACCAAAGTCCTCTTGATGAGTAAGTTTTATTGGTACAAATTCAGATACAGGGTTGATTGGGCCATATTTTATTTCTAAATGTTCCAATACTTTTTTTACCATGTCTTTATGGCTGGCGAAATAGCTGTTTAATGAATTAGTCAAAGACTTACCTGATTCACTACTGTCAATTGCAATAAATAAGCTTGAAGGATCGATTGAATCCATACCCAAATCAATTGTAGTGTGGTTTTTAAAATCAAACCATGACCCAAAATTGATCTTGTAAATTGATGTTGTTTCGTCATATCTAAGCTGGATATGGTTTTTTGGTACATTTTTTCGAGTGAATTGCTTTTCCTCTGCTTGCCTAAAGGTTTCTTCCACAAGCTTTGAAATTCCACCTACATGATCAAATATGCTGGTTAATTGAATTTTTTTTTCTGCTTCTTTCTTCATTTTGTCCTGTTTTTTATGGTTTATTTAAGTGCATCAACAATAGCGCAGAAAAGCGCATCCTTTTTCTTCTGAAACTCAGGCAACTGATCAAAAGGAACAATGCAGGGATGTGTTTTCTTTTCCGCATCCTTAACTGGACCATAGACCCAACCATCTTTGATTTTGTCTGCCATCCAAGCATTATGCTGGGCATCATGTCCTGCATCTGGATTATTTAGCCTGAATTCAACTCCTGCAATAGCAGAATCTCGCTGCCATTGTTCAGCATCTTGCCAATGTTTCTGAGAATCATCCCCATTTGCCTGGCACCATACCCGGTTTGCTTCATGGCAGGATTTAGCGATCCATGCTGCTTTATGGGATTTTCCCAATTCATCCCATTCCTCTTGGGTTCCTGTGAAATTTACGTGACCTGTCATTTTTTTATCCTGTTTTTTATTGTTAAAATTAAATTACACTGATTAAATCTTGGTTTTAGTCCGATCAATTCTTGACTATTTCCCTCCAATGTGGTTGTTGATCTGCTGAAAGTGGTAATTGACCTGCTGGGGCTGTTGGGGCTGGTCTGGTGCCTTTTTATTGATGATACCCAGGTATTCCGATACCACGGCCAGTGCCTTGATTTTAGGGCTGTAATTGAATGATACAGTCTTTTCCACCTGATCCACCTCTATTCCCTCAATGGTCAGGGTCTTAAAGTTCTTGCTCTCCTGATAACCTAAAGGAATAGGCGAATCCTTAGTAATGTCCTGTCCTGGACGTGATAGGGCTAATTCTGCCCATTCTTGGAGCACTCGGTCAACGGTGGCACCCATGGCTTCGAGTACCGGAGCGGTGCGGTCGGTCAGGTACTTCTGAACGCTAAGTTTTGCTAATGTCTGAGCAGCAATAGGATTTGCCGTCCTCTCGCTATACCCTGCCCTAATAGCTGCCTGAGTTCCATTCCTATTGCATTCCCCAAGATAATAGTTACAGAATAGCAATTCCTTTTCGGTGAGCCTGATGGTCTCTCCTGATCGAAGTGCTATCTCTTGGTACTTGGCCATATCAAACGAATTAGTAACCGAAATTAAAAAAAAGTGACACAATTTGTTAAAAATATAACATAATTGTTTGCAGTTATAACATATTGTTATAATTTAGCATCAACAACAAGGACAAACCCGAGGGATAGCGGATAAACTAAACAAGCAGGACAAATGGTAACTAACCTATCACGGCAAATTGAATCTATCGAAGAGGCAAAAGCATTTTTAGCCGAATTGATTGAAAACAAAGAGGTGTATCATCCTGAAGATGATGCACATGACATCGAATGGTTTTTGGCAGGGGAAAACCCAACGTCAGAAGAATGTGATCAGCTCAATCGGTTGATGGCTAAAACATTTGAGTTTGAAGGATTTGATCCTTGTGGGTATGTAATTGATAATGAAGGATTCTAATATGAAAAAGGTATTCATCATTCTTGGGGCTTGTGCTGTATGGTTATGCAGCATGGCCCAACTGAATTACGAGCAGGCTTGTGATAAGGCATCCAAGGCTGGATCTGATATGGAGATTCTTGAGGTGATGGAATCCCACGGGTATGTATTGGAAGATACATTTCAGGAAATTGGACCTGACGATAAGATCAACGCACTGTTTATCCTATTAGGCGAATGAAGGCTGAATTAAGCAATTTGGATCGCTTGGCACTTGAGAAAGCTCTTAAAGATACTCCTACGCTGAAGGTGGGAGTATCGGTGCCAAAAAGCATGAATCTAGGGTTTTCTGACCTTCCATTATTCAATGAGTCAAAGGATCAGCTATCGTTGTTTGAAGGCAAGAAAGGAGGCAAGGATGGTGGTCATTAAGACGGGTGATTTGGGTAAGCTGGCAGGCACGATTGCCAATCGGAGAAAGGCTCTAGGAATGTCTCAGGAGGAACTGGCTGAGAAGTCAGGAATCAATCAGGCAACTGTAAGCTACATCGAATCAGGAAAGCGGATCCCTACATTGATCAACATGGTTTCGGTGCTCAGTGCGCTGGATATGGTGCTGAAGATAGAAACTACCTAAAAGAAAAACCCGGCTTAGTTCCGGGTTTTTTTATGTGATTAATTATGGTAAAAGCTTGATTTTTGTGTCAATTAAGGATATATCTCCCATATCATCAATGTCATTGATTAGCTTTTCAAGCTTTGAATCTGAGGCAACCATAATTCTAACTTCAAGAGTATCAACCATGGTTTGAAGATCACGAATTTGTTTTTCGATTTTTATGATTTCCAACTCAGATTCTTCAATCATTTTCCTGTATTCTTCAGGAACAATGAAAAATTCATTGAATGAAAAACAAACATTACCACGATTAGCATTCCCCCATGAATTACCCAGCCAATCTTCCCTATTATTTTTCTCCATTCCGGCTTTAAGGGCCTTTTCCAAGATTATTTTTTTCAGCTCCTCTTTGTCTTTGATGTCGAAATCATTGGAAAGAACCTTATGAAGCATATAAACATTTATGTTTGCACGTTCTGGCTTTGACTGTCTAAGGTGTTCGATTTGCCTTTTGGCTACCTCAGTCATTTTTTCTACTAGAAATTTCCTCTGTGTTGCGTTCATTTTTTTAGTCCTGTTGTTCTAATTCAAACTCGTTTTCGGTTACTTTCTCCGGTGTCTCATGTAACGGTCGGAATCTCCAAGCTCCAAAGCAGACGTAAGGCTCGCATCCTGTCATATCGATTTCCTCTAGGACTAATCCTTGTCCTCCTTGGATAGCCATATTCAAGACCTTGACCACGGTGTATTCTTGGTCTTTCTTGATCCACTTGGAGGAGGGGAAGTCGTTGGGCTTATGATCGGAGTTGATGCAGATTACTTTCATTTACCGATTATTTTTTTTTCAATAAAAACCATCGCCCAAACTCCTGCTACTGAAATACAAAATATAAATCTTGAATTTTCTGACCAACAAGAAGGATTGATCTCCCAAGAATAAAAAGCCCACATCAAGTACAATACAATGACTGAGGCTATCCAAGTAATTAGAATGTTTTTCACGGCTTCAAATTTTTAACTCCAAAATCCTCTATGTAAAGCAATACCCGGTGTGAATCTCCTACGATCTCCTGACCGTTGGCGATTTTCTCTTGGAATAGGCCGTAAAGATGAAGCAGGTAGCTATCGGGTACCTCCTCCATGGTTTTGCCTTGGTACTTGCCAAATGGCATAGGATCCGTGTCTCGCAGCTTGGATGTGACCTGCTGCCTCTTTTGGAGTCTATTGTGTTTGGTTGTCATTGTCCTGTTACGATTTAAGTTGATTGATATCCCAACGGTGATTTGATTTAGCCTTGATCTGCTTTTGCATACGGCTCAGGAAAGTCAGGTTTTGCTCATTGCAGGCTGCCTTGTGACCGTAGTACACTCCTTCAGCAAGATTGATAGCATTGGATCGGCAGGTTGCGAAATTATTGAGATCAGTCATGATTTCATTTCCGTCAAAGGTGACGTTCCACCACCATTGATTTGATCCTATCTGCTCAACACGAAGTCGATAATTACCTATTGCAGCAAAGAAATCTTCCTCGTCCTCATTGCATATCCAGGGGATTAGGTTGTTCTTCTTCCAAATTCTAGCCATAATAAACCTCCTTCCAGCATAGAATTTGCCCTTGAAACGGTTTTGGGTACTTGAACCAATTCAAAAAGTCTTGGAGGGATAATCCATCGTTTTTGCATACCGTGGGAAGGATTGATTTTTCAATTTCTACATCTGTTCGATGCCAATACTTTGTTCCAATATCTACCCACATCGTATCAGGATCAACAATGTCATGGTGAATACAAAATGGAATTACCTGCTTCATTTCCAACTCTGGCGCAAAAATGATTTGTGGGGAGTTGTAAGGAGTACCGGACCAAACTCTAAGGGATGCCTTGTCTCCTGCTTTCCAGCGATTGCCGGAACGGATGGTGTGAAGTTTTTCATTGGTGGTATCGTCACCCATACCCAATCCAAAGTAAAATCCAATCACATCAACCTTTTTAGGATTATTTAGCTCTTGAAGTAGAGAAAGATATTCTCCTGAGTGATAATCGTATCCTAAAGCATTAAGGACTTGTTCTACAAAAAGGGTATTTTGTCCTGCTTTCGGGTGTCCTTTCGGGAATTGACGGGAGAATGTGATAACCTTAGCCATTTGATACCTCCTTTCCCTCCAAAATCCCTTGCAGCTCTTGGATCAAATTCCGGATATCGGTTTGGTCCAGTTCGATTTGTGTTTCCTGCCCGTCATGGTCAATGATCAGGCAGCATTCCACTTCCAGCCTGACATTGGACTCAAGAATGAGCCCTTTGTGGTCGTTCCATGGCAACGGTTCCACGATTGTTTTTCTTTTCATTTTTTTGTCCTGTTGTGTTTAAAAATTGGTATTCTGGTAATCATTTAGATTAGACAATCATTGCTCTGATGGTCGAATCAATGTCTGTGCTGGTGGTTTTGTTGACCACGTTGGCGATAATCGTCTTGATTTCGTCCTCTGCCATGCCTGGGTGGTAAAACCTGTCGATGGCCGTGTGTAAATCATTGATAACTGCCTGATTTTTAACACTTGAAGCACTTACACTTGCCTTACGAAGCAACTCTGAATTTTGATCCAAAAATTCCAGAATCATTCCATTAGCCCTTCCTTGATCATTCATAATTTGTTTTTATGTTGTTTTGATGAAAAATTGTTTGTGAAAAATTTTACGTAATAACATAATTTGTTCGTTCTAAACCAAATCGTTTAGATAATTTTTACAAATTATTTTGATTTTCGGCTTTTAGTTTGGATTTGAGGTACTTGATCTTGTATTCGTGATACATTTCTTCGTCTTTTTTCATTGATTCATAGCCGATTCCCTCCTTTAGCGCATCAAGTACAGGCTTGCCTTCCATTTTTGTTTCGATCAATAGCCTTGCTTCCTGATCCTGTTGGAATCCTTGCACTTTCTGTTGCTGGTGAAGCTGCTCCCTGTATTCGGCTTTCTGCTCCAAGTAGGCTTCGATCCACTTGAAGATCGTTTGTCCGTCCAATCGGTTGTAAAGCTCTCCGTATCTGCCTGTCTTGGCGTTCTTGAACACCAAGGTGAAGTCCTGCAAGGTTTCTGCTGGGTATTTCTCCAAAATCAGGTAGGCGGTTTCCAAGGCTTGATCCTCCCGGATGTTGTTCCCAAGGTTGAAAAACGCTGCTGTCTGCATGATCTGGTAGGCAATCACGGTGGCTAGGTCGTCTTTGCCGTACTTAGCCTCCAAGGATCTCAAAATCGGGGCAGTCAGGCTGTCCTTGATCGTGATGGAATTGGATAGCTTGATGATTTCGATCCTGTCATTACGCAGGGTTGAAGCCATGAGCTCTTGCACGAAGTCTCTGGAATAGGTCTGATGGGTTGTCGGTAGTTGATGTAACTGCTGGCTTTTTTCTGGTAATGATTTCATCGTTCCAAGATTTGTTGTTGAGGAATGTTGCTGGATCTTTCCGGTATTGCTTGTCGGGTTGAGCTTGGATATACCTTGGTAGGTAGTCCATGATTTCTTCCTTTTCCGATTGCTTGAGCTTCACCCATTTTTTCTGGACCTTTTCCTTATCCCCTCGCTTCTTGTCGTACAGATCCCAAAAATCTTCGAAGGTCGGCCAAACTTCCACTTGAGTTTCTACTATTTCAATAGTTGGCGATGTCTGAAAAGAAGGGTCTTGCTCTGCTTTCATTGCTGCGATTTTCAAATCAGGATTTGATTGAAAATTTCCATCTACCAAAAGCCCGTCAGGGCTGGCTGAATTTGCAGGTGTTGTTATTGGTTTATTGGTTAATTGGTTTATTTGTTCTTGGTTTATTTGTTTATCTATACTATCAATGCTTTGTACTGTGCTTTGTATAGTGCTTTCACTTTGCTTTGTCGTGTGCTTCAACAATGCTTTATCAAGTGCTTTGTCATTTGCTTTATCAAATGCCTTGTCAAAATATGATAGAGCAATGATGTTTGAGCTGTATTGATTTTTGGAGTTTTGAACCATTTCAATGAAGCCCCAATCGATCAAATCTGTAAGAGTTGCCTTGTAAGTATTGTATGATTTTATACCTATTGCTTCCATTGCCATGGATGATGGAAGGCCAAACTTTTTCTTCCACCCTAATCGATTGCAATGCTCAATAGCGAAGAAGTAAAGCGCACAATGATTTGGTTTGATCTTCTCAGGGTGTTCGAAGGAGAAGTCAAACCACATTCTTGATAAGTTGTATGAGTTCATTTGGCTTTTTAAAGGGTTAAAAAACTCCCCTTGTTAAAAGGGGAGGTCATCGTCTGCTTGTTCTTGAAATACCGGATCTGGTCCGTTTCCTGAGCTTTGGTTGGGCGGTGCTCCGTAGGGTTCACGGTTGTCATAGGTGGTCTCCTGTGCTGCTTCCGTTGGCTTTCCTCCCAGCATGGTGAAGCTGGATACCCGGACTTTGTGTCGTTGGAATTTATGGCCTTCCTTCTCCCATTTCTCTGTCTTGAGCTTGCCTTCTACATACAGAAGCGATCCTTTAGTCAGATACTTTTCAGCGATTTCAGCCTGATTCCCCCACATTTCTAGCGTATGCCATTCGGTGTTTTCTACTTGGTTTCCCTGCCTGTCAGTGTATTTTTCGGAGGTGGCCAAGCTCACGTTGACCACCTTTGTTTCTACTCCTGGAATATGCCTTACTTCAGGATCTTGCCCGATCCTTCCGATCAGAATGATTTTGTTTACTGATGCCATTATTTCACGATGATTTCGGATACCTTGACTTCGATTGCTTTCTTCAGGTCCTCGTCCGATTGGTTGAGGTCAAGAGATACCGTTCGGTAGTATTTCCCTGACTTGTCCGGTACTACCTTGATGGTATCCATGCCTAGCCTGGTGGCTGCGGTAATGTATCCCTGTGGATCTTTCAGGAGTGAAATGGTATCCCCGATCTTGACGTAATACACTGGCCCTTTCTGCGCTGTTGGGATTAAGTGATCCCGATGTATGACATAAGGAAAATTCCCTGTCTCTACGTGCGGTGTGATTGATCTGGAAGGCTGTTCCAAGATTCTGTCCTTCAGGTGAAATTCGATAGCCTGAACTGTGATTGTGCCCGTGATTGATACGAATAGCACTGCGAGTAATCCGATTAGGTGTTTCATAATTGGTTGTATTTAAAGTGGTTGATTTGTTGTTTTTCTTGACGTTTCGCCTCACTTCTGAGGGCTTTTTACCCAGTATCCTGAGTTCCTTGTTACTTGGCCGATAGCCCTTGAATCTGTGCTGTTTTTGCAACCATCCGTTGTATCGGAGAGCATCCCCTTTGGGGCCTTGTTCCCTGAACTGTGCCTCTGCATCAAAAATGATTGCCGATAAAAAGAGTAGGATAAAAATCAGGTTACGCATTGGTCACCTCCTTCCTTGATTTTTTGGCTTTTACTACTGCCGCATAAATGATTGCGTTTTGCTCCGCTTCTTCAGCTTGAAACTTGAACCTTGCTTTAATACTTTCAATGAATTCATCCCTGATAAAAAGGAATTCATCCCAAGACTTGAATTTTTTTACTTTATCCCCTTCAAATTCAACCATGTCAAATGATACTTCCATTGAGGTTAAATCAAACTGGAAATTTTCTCCGTTTTGTAGGTCTGTCGGGAATCTATTTGCAGCCACCAAATCATCAATCATCATGGTGTGAATTGGGTCTGTAAATAGTTCCTTGTAATGAATACTTATTACCCCATGGCTTGATATAGTTGCATTATTGAAAAATGGGTCACTTTGATTCTCAATACTTTCTACAATTCCTTTAGGAAGAAATGGTTGTTTAAGTTGTAGCTCCCTGATTTCCTCCTTGGCGTTATCGTATAGGGATTGGAGTTCTCGAAAATCATTGCCATGCTCTTTCATGAGTTGGTTAAGATTTTCAATCTCAGTTACCCTTTGTCTGTCCTTCTCGGAGTATTTTTTATTCAGGTGTATGACTTCTTGATATCTCAA